AATCTGCCTTGTTCTTCCCACTTATTCCACTTGTCTATTTTCTTGTTGGTGGGTTTGTTATCTGTGCCTTTGTTTACCTTGTAAAACTTGATATTAGGATTCCAATCCATTAAGGTATACCACTGACTAATCCAGTTGTCTGCTGGTATGGCACTATTCTTATCTATGCCGTAGTGTTTTGTATTTTTAAACATATTGTTTAGCAAGTTTGTATCTGAAACCAGATCATGGCCTAACAAATATATTTCATCTGGTTGTTCTACTTTTGTAGCAATATAACCACTAGAAGGACCACACGCCCAACCATGATCTTTATAATCTTTCCATACTTCTCTTAAATCATGTGACTTGTCGTTCTCATGTATCCAAGAAACAAACACCTGTGAACTTTGTATTTTTTTTCTTACTATATCTGGTGTAGCATTAGGATGTGATCTCTTTACATTTTTAATAATACTTGCCATGCCAGCAATAGATGTTCCGTGTATTACAAATTCTTTTGCGTTGCCTCTTTCGTTTTCTTTTATAACATCAAAGTCTTTTACTAAGTCATAGTCTTCACTTGTAACAAATCCACCTACAACTGTTTCATACATTTCAGCAGGTACTTTTGTCCAGTTTCTAAACCAACATGGTTTGTTATAAGCAAAACCACTGTGATATATTTCATGTACAATACCATTATCAACTGCCGTCAATACATCTATCAAATCTGCTTCGTCTCTATAAGCAGCGTTGCACATATAAATCTTGCCATGTTGCTTTAGTGATTGCAAAGGAAAGTCTCTACGACTTTCACCGTTACCTATACAAAATACTCGTTTCATTTTATAACTGTTACAGGACTTTCTGTTTCTATAACAACTCTAGCACCACAAGACAAAATAGGCTTATCGTTGCCGCCATATACAATACTAGAGGGTCCGTCAATATTGACTTGGTGGCAATAAGTATTTTTCTTACCTTGTTTAATTGTAATAACTGGATCATTTGTTCCATTCTTTTTGTTTGCTCGTATGACATGTTGATTTACATGTATAAAAGTCTTAGGTTTTTTTCTCATTTGTATCCTTAAATGCTTTAGAGTACAATACTCTAGTTCTTAATGTTCCCATTGATCCTCTATTAACAGGTTTAGGTTTAGAGTAGTTTATTGTATAATATTTGGGAAACTTTTTATTTAACTTTTTAGAACATTCATCTTCCATTTGTTGTGTTCTAAATATGCTACACCCGCCATCTTTATTATATTTTTGATAATAACAAAACTCTTCCATGATAGCATTAGGATATCCTTTTGTTAATAATTGTAGATTAAAATGTATATCTTCAGATATGTACACATAATTAAAATCAATCTCATCAATTACTTTATCTAATTGTTCACCATCAATTGAGAATATTGCAAATATACCACCATTGTGAAATATAGGTTGATCAAATCTAGGTAGTATTGATGAAAATTTAAATCCACACATAATATGATTGTTATCGTGTTGATCGTTTAATCTTTGTAGCAATTCATTCCAATCATTATTTAATAGTAATCTTTTAGCACCTTCCATATTAGATGGTTTACTAAAATATTTTGCGTTTCTTCTATATAGTAGAACATCATCATCTACCACAAGATATCTTTGTTTACCTGCTGTTCTATAAATGATTTCTCTTGTTTTTGCAATACCTATATTATCATCTACGACTAATAAATTTTTACCTTTAAACAAATGCTCTTCTTGTTTTTGTACAACAAATATAACTTTTTCTTTTAAGAAGTCAGGAAGACTTTCAAAAAATATTTGTTTGTCGTGTCTCTTAAATGTAGGAATATAAATTTTATTCATTATCTTGTTACCAAATTATTAGGTTTATCGATAGGCATTCCTGTTCTATCAAACCATTTATTTTTATAGTTATAAACATGACCCAATGAACCATTATCTAACTTAATAGATTTCTTTTGTACATTGTATTCAGTTGTAGCATCTTTTAAAACTACATATACTTTGCCATGTAAATCCATATAAACTCTATCGATTTTTGTATCACCTATTTTATTAGACTCTGGTAATATATCATTATAATCCATAACTACTCTTTAATCAAATATTTGTGACACATAGGAAAATGATCTTTTATGTGTCTGGTAAGTTGCATACTCACTTCTCTAGTTTCTACTTGAGCGTCTTTTTTATTTCTTAAATTACACACTCTAGCAAATGCATAGATTGAACCTGACCATATCCATTCTGTCATCATGTTTTGTGGTAATATCATTCTTGCCATTTCAGGTGCAATATCTTCATCTAACATTGAACCATATAATTCTTTTGCTGACTTTACAAAATCTGTAATATCAAATTCAACTTCTTCGTCACTTGATCCTTGTTTTTTATTTTCTGCCTTTTTTCTCCACATGAAAGGTATAAAAAACTCTGGTTCTTCATCTACATATCTTCGACTAACTTCATTCCATACTAGTCCTACTTGATGTTTAACTAGTTGTCTTGCTACAAATATAGGTGCCTTTATTCTAAAAGATATAGACGCATGAGCAAATGGTGACCAATGTTCATGGTCTGCCAGATACTTGATAAGTTTTTCGTCTTTGTCGTCAAATTTTGATTTGAATTTATTAAAGGATACTCTGGCAGCATTAACTACTGATAAGTCACTACCCATTTTATCAATTACACTTATGTTCATACAAACACCTCTCTCATTATAAATTTACATTTAGTTAGATTGTATCTAACAAATGGTGAATACTTTTTTAACCTTTTTGAGACATCAGGCCAGATAACTTGTTCCGATATGTTCTTATCCCAATTCTTAACAAACGATAATATCTTATCAAAGATGATGATTGTTTCCAATCTGATCTTTTTTGAAAGAAGTAACCGTAGCAAGATAGGATGTTGTCCGCTATTGCATAAGAGACCATCATCAAAGCGAATAGAGTTGTCGCTAAGGTCATTATAAAAAACAGTACAATCATTTCGAAAATTGTAACTAAAAGATTCATTATATTTCTTCCAATCGTTGTAATTAGTTTCTCCTTCATTTCTTACTAAATCTCCTACCCAAGTTTTGGTTTTGTTTAAGAAGTTTGAAACAAAATACATCATCAATTCTTCTTCGTTATATTTAGTCGTTAATTTATGAAAGAAAAACCTATCGTTTCTTTTTAGAAACGTATTCATACTGCAATTTACTTTGGCATTATGTTTAAAATAGTCATAACTACTGGAAGTAAAATGCAACTTAATAGCAAGATATAACCTGTAACATTCATAACTCGTCATAGTGGCAAGCAAGCAGTACTTGATTTTTCAATCAGGTTCAACTTCTCAGCCTCCATTTGTATTTTTTCTTTTAGTGATTTGTTTATTAATGGTCCTACAGTTGACGTGTCTATATCGTTTTCTTCACAATATTTTAACACAGCGTCCATGTATGGAATTCTTCTCTCTTTAACCATTGCTTCTATAAGCAATCCAAACTTCTTACTATTCATCAACATAATATAATCCCTCTCAATTAAAATTCAACCATATCTCGTTCTCGGTTGGCGTATTCTCTATTTTGATATTCAAACTTTATACTTTCAAAAACAAATGTTTTACTCTTTTTGTTTCCTAATGCACTTAGATATTCACCTGATCTGTTAGGGTGCCACTTACCTAGTGACGCCTCTCTACCCATACCTAAACTACCTGTTGTGTTTGTACCTACAACATAAGCGTTATCATTGTCTGGTTGTTTAATTAAAACAGAGTCTTGTGAATATTTTTTACCTAGAGCAACAGCAAATTGTTTTGTTCTATTCTTATCTTTGTCTTCTGGACCGATTATCATAAAAGACATTTCAACTGTTCCTTGATATATGCCTTTGATAGTTAAGAAACCAAATCCATTTCTTCTAATATCTGCCTTTAGTTCGTTTGTTCTTTTGGCATTTTCAGCCTTGGTATACTGATCTCTTTCAGCAGATACAATAGCAATATTTCTTTTTTGAGTATGAGAATAGACTCTACTCAAACTTGCTTCGTTATAAAGTTCTCTAAATTGTTTCATATCTTATTATAACACGGTTATGTTAAAAAGTCAATATCCTATTTAAGCCACTTGGCTTCGTCATCTGTATATGGCCACATTATTTTATGTACTCCTTAAATTCTTCTAATATTTGATGATTAAATGATAAGTCAAATGATACATACATTAAACATGATTGGAATCCTTCTGGAGCAATCATTACAGGTATCAATCGATTTTCGTTCATATTTATATAAATCATTGACGCAAATACTATATCACCATCTGATTGAGCACCGACTTTACCAAATGAAATAGTAACAGGTTTATAGTTGTGATCTGATAAAAATTCTTCTACATCTTCAGCAAGACCACACCAAACTGGCACTGTTGATTCTATAAACTTAAATGGTTTACCATTGTGATCTGAATATGATACTGTAGAAAATAAACATAATAACAATGTGAGTATTATTTTTTTCATTAGTAAGTCCTTATTGACTTAACTATTTATACTACATTTGCTATTTGTTCACTGTGTTTATTGAAAAAATCAGTTGTGTGTTTAACGAATAACTCTTGGTGTTCTTTAATCTTATCTTTACCATGTATCCATTCTTGTACAAAACCATCTTCACAAGCAGCTAAAATTACTGTTTGTTCTATCTTCTTCTCTGGATATAGTTCTTCAAACATTTTAGCATATGCTGAACATTGTAAGAAGTTAGCATAGTTGTATTTTTCGTCTCTTTGTTTTGTTGAGGTTTTGAAATCAATAATAGATAACTTACCTTTGTACTTAGCAACGCAATCAACTTGACCTGCAACTGACCATTCTTTTGAATACATTATTTCCTCTAACAAATAAATTTCTTCTATTCTTGCTAGGTAAGGTTTAACAATTCTAAAAAGACCTAATGGTCCTACTTTTGTAATTCCTATAGACTTATCATCTTCATTGTTTAAATGATTTTCTATAAGAGTATGGGTTGTCTTACCTCTGGATGTTGCCTGAAGTGAGATATAGTTTGCCATTGCTTCACCAACAGCCTTTCTCCACTTCTCTAATACTAGTTTCTTCTCTGGTATTGATCCTAAGATAGATGTAACGGATGGCATATTTACGCCATCTACTTCATAGATTCTAATTCCGTTTTGATTCTTACCCTTTTTACCTAAGTTTTTTGGTAAGACGGATTGATCTAATTTCACATGTTTAAAAGTCATAATATATTTTTCCTATTGTTACATTAAAGATGATTGAATAAAAGTTGTAACTGTCTCAACTGCTTGAGATATAGTTTCACCATTTTCAGTCAATTGAGTCTTACCTTGTTCCCAACTATTTTTTTGAAACTCGATAATGTTTTCTTTTTCTGCGATTAACCAGTTTTTTATATTTTCCATATTTCTCCTATTGTTTAAGTGTCTATTATAACACAAAAATAGAAGAATGTCAAGCACCTATGATGATCTATATTCCATCATATGATCATTGATTAAATCGGGACTTTGTCTTAAATTATCCCGTTTTTCCTTTCATTTAGGATCGTAAGATTCGTAACAAGTTTTGTTACTATCGTTTTTATATGCTCTCAATATTTGTTTTCGGTTTTCACCATCTGCTCTATATGAGCAATGCACCCAACCACTGTTTGGTTCATCTAGGTTATGAAATTCCAATATCATTTGGTCAAATTCACAATTTTCACTGATCCATTTTACTAGTTCAGCATTTGAAAGACTATGAATTTCAAAGTCTGCAGCCTGGCCTTTGGCATGCTGTGACGTTTTAGATGATCCAATTGCCTCGCATAACTCTGGACTTCTATAGCCGCTAGATATTGAAACCACTTTTTTAAAGTGATCTCTAACAGGTTGTAATACTTTTTCGCATAACTCTTTTAAGTTATTCATATGATCTTCACTAGGATTATTATTAATTCCTCTACGAGTAGCTGTTTGGCTTCTCGTCATTTCGCTTAGACTAAAATTATTAGTTAGTTTCATTTTTTTCCTCTTGTTAATTGTAATAACTTATCCATTTGTGCCTTAATTATCGGCGCTCTATTCGGCCAGTGTATATAAGGTTCATTTGATTTTGATAAGTTGTATAGAAATGGTAATACTATTTTTTCTATTTCTTTAAATCTCTTTTGTGTATCAGCATCCTGTATTTCTTTTGTAACAGTTTCTTTTTCTGCTGTGATTTGCATTATCTCATTCATCATTGTTTTGATATCTGCAACATCTGTTTTAACTTTTGCTAATTCTAAATTAGAGTTTTCAATAACTGATGGATCGATAGTTGGTTGTGTTTCTGTTTCTGGTTTTGTAGAAACAGCAGTAAAACCATAATCCACATCTGTATCAAACTCTCTCATAAAATCTGGTAAATCTGCCATGAGTTCTCCTTTAATTAAGGGCAAGCTTCCTAGCAGGAAGTCCTGCCCTTTTTATGGAATTATACAAAAAGTGGATTGACCTACTCGTCTCTGGTATACGACCGTTGCTTTTCAGTTGCTCACTTTGTATAGTATTATTTATTTTTTCCACGTTGTCTAGCCCTATGTTTTTTAATTACTTGATCTGTTTTTATCTCTTTAATTGATCTTTTTCTATGTTCTTTTGCAAGATGACTTTGTGGATGTGCTTCTGCTATCTTGGATTGCACTTCTTTCCATCCTTGATCACCTCTATAACTAATACCACTAACACCACCTACAATATTAACACTTGTAATCTGTTGTTTTACATGTTTGTTCTTTTTAAGATATTCTTCCATTTCAGAAATGGTCATCATTTCATCATAGACTTCATTAGTCTTTTTATTTTCAAATGTATAGATTGGCATTACAGATTTTTGATAGCTTCTAACTTATCTTTTGCCTCTGCTAGTTTAGCGGTTTTCTTCTCTGCTGTTTCAACATAATCTATATGTTCAGCAACGCCAATAGGTTCTGCTAAAAATAGTTTTAAGTCTGCTTCTGCAACTGCTATATCACCTTCTAATTTTTTTATTAATGCTTCTTTAATCATATGTTTATTTATCGTCTCCTTTATGTACTTCATACATAATTAGTAGTACATAACATACCACTACTGTTAATGTTATTCCTATAAATCCTAATGCTAGGCCGTATCCTAATGTCATAAGTATTTCCTTTTGTACCAGTTAAAAAACTTTTTATCGTTAAAGTATTCTGCAATATGATTAGCAGGTACTTGATCACTTCTTATACAATCTGCAACATCCTGATAGTCTGTAACATCAAGTTTAAATTGTTTACTTTGTTTTACTTGACTCAATGCCATTAATGTTCTCTTCCCATTTTCACTTTTGTAATATTCTGCCATAGTTCGGCCATCCATATTTATCTGGTGACTCACCAACATATCGCCAACGAATAACTCCTGTATCAGGATTTCTTTCGTATATTTTTGGTTTCTCTTTTTGTACTCTTTTTTTTGTTAAAGATTTTGTCATAGTTTTCCCTATATTGCTTATTAGGAATCCTGCTTTTTCCGTCCCACTTACCTGGCATCTTGTTCTATTCCTTTTTTATACCAGTCAGGCATTACTGCATTTGGTTTTTCCCATTTAGCAAACTTTCGTTTCTCTAGTATATAGTATTTTCTATAAGACCCTACCACATCACCTGGTATTTTACAATGATCTGGCATTGCTGGTGTAGCATCTGTACCTATAACATCTAATGGTGCATTTTTAGGTGGAACAGATAGCAGTTGACTTAGTTTTGTAATAGAAACATGATCTTTATCTTTTTGCCATCTTAGTTTGTATTCTTCATTTAGAGCAATCATGTGTTTGTATAACCATGTGTAATTGTAAGCAGACTTTAGAACCCATTGTGTACTAGGGTGACCTAACCAACCTGCCTTGTAGATAGTTGCTTCTTCATTAGGATTATCAAGTTTCCATCTTTTGATATTTCTGCCGTTCTTTGTTTTAGCAAAATATTCTTTGCCGTCTAGCACACGTTTTGCCGTGCATAGCATTTGAGCAGACTCTAATATCATTTTGATAATGTGTTTATCACACATCATCTTTGCTGCCGTAACAGGATTTTTATCAACGTAAAATATATTCATTAGTGTATTGCCTTTATATAGTAGTTCATCATATTATATTTCTTACACAATTGTTCAAATACACCGAACCAGTATTTCTTTGCCCAATCTGATTGAGCGTTTTTACACGCTCTTTCAGCATTTTGTATAAGTCTTTTTTGATCTTGTCTATTTTTCATAGTCATATACTATCACATTTTTAACACTTTGTCAAGCATTAAGAGTGATTAACTTCTCCCAAAGTTTTAATGATTCCATACTTCTTTTTAAGTTGCATAATCTCATCTTCTCTACCTGCAAAGTTAAAACCATAACTACTTGTATTAGATGTATAGTTGTAAAATGCTTGTTCAGCACTATCACCTTTTACATAAAAAACCCAACAGTTTTTTGTATTAAGGACAAACCAAAAATTCTCTTTGTCATCAATCTTTTTCATTATTAGATTTTCATCAGGTATTCTCCATGTACCATCAGAATTATCTCTGGTTGCCTGAACATACTGTTCAACTTCAGCACCTGGTTTTGCAAGCCACTTTTGTAACTCAGTTAATTCCTGAGCATATACGTTTGTGTTTAATAACATAATTGTTATTATAGTTGCCATTAATTTATTCATACTATCTCTCCTCGTTATTAGTTATACTTTTGTCACTGGCATAAGTTGACTCAAGTTTTCTTATCTTATTGATAATTCTACTGACTCTAACATCATAGTCTTTTGTAGTAGAAAATTTATCAATGTTTTTTATTAATACTAATGGATTAGGATCCAAGTTCTTAACAAAATATTGTTTTCTTACTGCTCTAAATTCTTTATAGGCAGGATGTTCGTTTAAAAGACGGATATATTCTTTTACACTTCCACACTTTGTATCAAATATTCTTACTTTCCACGTTGTGTTTTTAACACCTAAAGGTCTCAAACCTGGCACATCTTTACTCCACGTTCTAATACCAAATAGATTATTTGCTTCTTTAGCAAAACGACTTTCTCCCCAACCACTTTCTAAAGCTGCCTGAGCAATAATCATTTCATAAGGTATTCTTTTGTCTCTAGGTAATGTAAAGTTTACATAGTCTATACATTTATGCATTGCTCTTACAAATTGAACATCATTTGTATAAGCAAACTCTGGTTCTTTTAACTCTAAGACTTTTATTTTTTCAATATAAAGGTCTTCCATCTTAATCATTTCATGTGCCAGTGCCTTCTTACTAGGATAATATTGTCCTACTTTATAAGAAATAAAGGCAACTAAACACAAAGAAAAAATAAGTTTAGTATAAAACCAAGTTCTATCTACTACTAAATCCCAATCAGTATTTTTAAGCAATTTTACCATTTTTCAATAATAGTTTAAGGTTTTTTAAAGGCATATTCTTATCAGGTGTTACAACATACCATTTCTGTCTTATTAGGTGCCTACTAGAGTCACTTACATAATCCACGTCATATTTTCTTTCAAAATTAATTATTTTAGAAAGATATAAATCAACCAATGTTGTAATTAAATTTTCAGTTTTATCAACACTAACTGTTGGTGTTTTATAGTATCCTTTACCATCAACAACTCCTTGTAGGATTTGTCTTTCTTCTTTCTTCAACTTTCGTCCATGATCTCTTGGTTGTGTCATTATATACTCCTTACATAGTAGTTATATCCATGTTCATCAAATTTCTTTTGAGTAAACATTAGATTTGGTTTATTTAAATACTGTTTGTATCCTGCAAATATTTTTTTATTAGTTCTACCTGGAAAGTTATCTAGGATATCTTTATGCAAATGTCCTGTGTAATATAGTTCCCACTTGTTAGATTTATTTTGCCAAACATAATCAACTATGTTTATGCCTTTTCTGATTTGTTTTTGTAACCACTCATCAATCTGGTTCTTCTCACCTTTACTCATTATATTATCCTTATTATAGTTGTAATCCGATATAGTTAACTTTACTCTCAAATGAATAAAACATTTCATTGTGGTTACCTGTATCACCTTTATTTACCATTTGGTACAAATGTACCATTTCATGGACTAAAGTGTCCATAAAATCTCTTTTGTTGGAATACTTCGGCATCATTTCTAATTTAAATATTCTAGTGCCTTTTCTTTTCCATTCCATAGTTACAACTTGACCTATACACTTCTCACGTCTTAGGTCTTTAATTTCAATCTGATTAAACGGAGACAACTCATTGTTAAATATAAGTGTGTTTAATTCTTTAAAATACTTTTTAATATCCTTGTAGGTGGTAATATATTGTTTATTCGTGCTCATATCAGTTTTCACCTTTTTTCTAAATTTCAATGCCTTTGATTTTTTAGTTGTTTTCATTTTTGCAATCGTTTCCTGTTCCTTTTAATAAAGCACATTTAAAAGTTTTATCAGCATTTTGTTTCATTTCAGCAGCAACACTGTCTAAGATACTAGGCAAATATACCTGTAATATACTAATCATTTCAATAGAATAATTATGAGCAAGTCTTTGTAGTTCTGCTTCTAACAAAGCAGTTTTATCAATCTCTTTAGCATTAGTTATCACATGACCAACAACTGCCTTGCCATATTCATCTGCCTTGGCAACATTAAAGATAGACCAAGACCAAGTGTACATGAATAATAAAAATAATGTAAAAAATGTTTTTCTCATTATATGTTCTCCGATATAACTTCATCAACATTTTCTGAATCAATTCCTACCATTGATAGGTTATCAAGTTCTAATATCTTTGATTTACAAGTATCAAAGTCTATTTGACCATCACTTAATGTTTTAATTATTTTATCAACAGCATTTTCTACTGATGTTTCAATGTATTGTTTTATTTTTGACATATTGATTCTCCTTTTGTTTGTTTTTATACATATAATATACACTATTTTTCTGTATAATACAAGCAAAAAATTCAAAAAAGTTCATAAAATAATCAAGTAAAATAAGGGATAATATAGGGTGCGACAATCCTGCACTGTTGCAAAAATGTCACACCTTTAGTATTCGAATCGCTTTTTATTATTTAGTGATTAAGCAGTTTTGTAATCATCATTCCAATCGAATGCTGACTTAACCACGGTCTCGGTTAAACCCTTGTAAACCTTAGATAATTTCTTATCTTTTACGTTCAATAAAAGTTTTGCCTCGTCAGCGTGTAATCCTTCTAACATCTGAATAAACATATTTTCTTTTTTAGTCCTAGATGTTGCTGGATCAGCACCCTTAACAAAGTGCCATAATAGTCTGGCCTCGGTATGTAAAGTTGTATGTTCCGTCCCAGCAGGTGCGTCATTCTCGGTGTATGGTGGTTGACCAGTAGGTAAATCCCATTGAATTTTAGAATAAAATGCCCCCTTTAATACCTGTCTTAAAGATACTGAATCGTTTTCTTTTAGTATTGAAATTTTAGATGCTTTGTCTTTAGCGTCTGATACTTTTGTTAGTATTTCTGAAAGCATTGGTGCTGTTGAACCAGCGTAATCCAAAGCTTGTGATTGAACTGTCATAAGTTTCTCCTCATTTTGTTATATAATTTTAAAGGTAAGTTACTACCGCTAGCGTTCACTTACCTTCCGATCGTAATATTATTTATAAGTGGAATTTTGTGGATATGGTGGCCCGAAGGCCACCAAAATGTGTACTAATCTAGTATTAGTTATTGTTATATGCGAACGGAGTTCCGTATAACTTTTGGATACCAGCAGCGATGATCGCTTTTGTTGGTGTACCCATTCTGTAAGAAGTACCCTTAGCAGTTTTATTGATATAGATCATGTTACCTTCTGATCTTAAAGTATCAATTAATGCTCTTGGAGAAACTAAATCAAATTTAGTTCTTAAAACTTTCCAAGAAACTTCATTGCCTTTAGTTAAAAGGTTTAAAACTTTTTGTCTTTTTGACATAGTTTTTCTGCCTTTTGTTACAGTTTTTTTCGATTTTGATACGACTTTTAATGAGTCGTTTGAGAATAATGATTTAAACATTTATTCACTCCTTATTATATAGTTGGCGTTAATTATAAGATCATATACTTGCCACATATACAATCTATTCCAAAGTGCCTTATGGAATTCTATAGTTTATCGAGGTCTATCGATATTGTGTTGATAGTTTTATTTTTATTATATGTCGATGTTACTGCCCTATCAACTCTTTCTTGCAATCCGTGTTTTAAATCTTGTGTTCTATACATCATAGATTTTATAGCCTCTGATACGAGTTTATAATCTTTTAAAAATTCTTTACCTGTTACATTTAGGTTTTCACTATGTAACTTGACTAAAATAGCTTCAGTTATTTCATCCATCATTGCCTGACAAAATATCTTTTGATGTTCTTGTGCAATTCTTTTTTGCATTTCTGCATCTTTTTCCGTAGATTGTCTTTTATACTTCTTAGGAAAATCTATTATGTTATCAACTGACATTAAACCTTTTCACCTTTAAAATTAACTAATCCTTTGTCTGTATAGTATTCAACTAATTCATTATAACCACCAATATGTTTATCATCAATAATAACTTGTGGCATAGTTCTTACTTGTTTACCTACTGCTTCGTATAGTTCTTCAGGTGTATTAAAATCCTTACCAAACATTTTTTCTTCGTACTTAATGCCCAGGCCTTTTAACAAGGCCTTAGACTTATCACAAAATACACAATTTGGTTTACTATAAATTGTTACCATTTGTTTCCTCTACTATTTCAACATCGTTGTATGCCTCTTCAGCAAGTTGTTTTAACTTATAAGCATCCACAACTGTATCAACAGAATAGTTATACATTTTGTTAAAGTTACCTAGAGGTAATCTTAAACCTACCCAAGCACGATAATAACCATTCTTAGTCATTGTAACTTCCTGAGCAAATACTTCATACCCTCTAACAGGTGTCTGTGAGATTTGGTTCACTAAAGCAGACTCTACATCTGACACAATAGTTTTCTGTTGTGTTTTACCAACCTCAGCAACAAAAATTTTAATCTTTTTGTTCATTTCACCTTGTATGATGTCTGCCATTTCAGCCTTGGCAATCATCTTTGCCTTATCAATAGCAAGTTCTAAGTCTGGTGAAACACTTGTTCCAACACCATAGATACACTGTTTATCTTTTGATTCACCGTATATCTTCTTATCACATGCTTTTCTTTCAGCAATATCCGCCATGTACCAAGCAGGTACCTTTCTAACGGAATCTTTCTTCTCACTTTTAATCTTGTAAGTTCCAGTGCTACATGCACCTAATGTTAAACCTACAACAAAAAGTAATACTAACTTATTAACTTTCAACATTATTAGTTTTCTCCTTCACTTTATTAATTACATTATACACTATTTCTTTCGTTTTGTCAACAGCCTGTGTTTTCTCAACAGCAGCAACAAAAGGATCCCAAGTAAATGCAACAGCAATCCACAATATTGATGCTGTAAATATTAGTCTTATCATTTTATTATTGTCCATTCTCCTGTTGGTTTCAGACAGGCAGTTCCAGGAATTTTAAACCAACTGTCGGGCCTAGAGTATTTTCTACAATAAAGAGGAGCATTCTCGTCTCTATAATAGAAGTCAGCAAACAACTCCCAATATCCTGGTTTTCTAGCCTTTTCCAGTTCTATTTCTTTTTTGAGTTGTTCAATTATTTGATCTTTTTTATCAGACTCAAATTCAGGTGTTTCACTACATTTCATAACTTCTTTTTTAACAATATCATCACCTTGTTGTTTAATAACAACTTCAATAAAACAATATTGTCCATTCTGCATGAATACATCTTTGATTTTTGATTTAACCACGTCACTATCTTTTATTGTATCTGTGATAGGTTTAACTTTTATGTCATCAATGTTGACCTTTGCCATTTGTATATTTGTATTTTTATCTTCTTTTATTTCTGTTGATAAACTTATATTCTCAATGGGATAGGTATCACCTGAAAGGTCACACTCAACACAAGCATGACCTTTCACCATTAACAACAAAGTAACAATCAACACTAAAAACAAATAAGATATAAATTCGTCTGCAAATTTCATTATTCTTGTATCTCCACTCTTCCGTCTGGTAATATACATGCGATACCAAAGTCTGTTCTTCTAACAGGACCACCAAAGTAAGCAACTGGCCAAGACGGTGTAATATTAATAGTTGATTCGTAATCTCTACATTTAATAGGACCTTTGTACCAAGTATTGTTTGTTTTTATAATACCAAAACTTTTAGTTTTAGGATTATACCAATTTGTTATATTCGGTTTATTTGGTGCACCAATTAAGTGATCAACAAAAAACTTCTTATGAACATTAAAATCATCATTCCATATCTGATCTGCACCATGCACGGCACCAACAACGGCACACGCACCTACTACAGCAGGATCAGTACTTACAACAGAGGCACAAGTTCCTCCTGCCGTTATAGCACCTAAAGTTGAACCTGATGTTGAAACAGCGGCGTTCTTAACAGCACACTGATTCAACAACAAAGTTAAACTACTAATTAAAAGTAACTTCTTTAACATTACTTCTTTCGTTATTATACGTTTCGTCTTTTTTATCTTTATCTTCGGCATTTTTCTGACTTAGATATTCTGCATAAGACATATTAAATCCGACTTTATAAAAATGATCAACTGGCACTTGCGATTGATATGCAAGTAACAAGTTTTCAAATTTTATATTGCATCCTCTGTAATACTTCGGATGCGATTTTTTTGCTTCAATATGAGATTTCAATAACTCAATTCTGTTTGTAAAAACAGTCTCATAAGGCGATTTCTTTTTAGACATTTTTAAGTCTTTTTGTTTTGCATAATTAAATTCTGCAAATATTGTATCTTTGTCAAACATAGTGTTTTTTCCTTTTATTGTTAATAGTTGTCATTATCCTATCATACTTTAAGCATAAAGTCAACATGTTTAAGTGTGCTAAAACGTCACACCTTTTTGCCCATTGTTTTAAAGTCGGCACTATCAACTATCTGATAATTCCCTTTATTATATGCAATTCCTATGGTTTTGCCTTCTGGAAGTTGTACTTTGGGCATTTTGACTTTAGTACAACCTACAGGTATTCTGTTACCTAGTGGTATAGATACTCTCTCAACACCGTTAATATCTGCATTGTAATTAGGCATATCATAACCAGTAAATTCTTTTTTCTTTACTTTGCCTGTCTTTACATCAATATTAACACCTAACGACTTAATCCATGCGTTGTGTGATTGATTCAGTTCTTTTGTTTTCTTTTTCATTATGCGTCTTCATTTACATAGTTGTCAACTATCAAATCAGCAACTTCGTCTAATTTATAATCTAAGTCATTAGTTAAATCAGTTTCATACTTATCATCAAATTTATCAACAAGTTTTGATATTTTTTTTAATAACTTATCAACATTATCTTTCATAAGTTCGTAATCTTTTTCTATTTTTTTAACCATTATTACTCCTTTATTGTGTTTTATTTGATTTATCCTATCATACTTTTTTATAAAAATCAAGCTATTTAACTGTGCTAAAACGTCACAGTTTATAAGTCTTCGATTCTCACTTCAGCATTGGTAGTGTCTTCTTTTGCATTTTGTATATGCTGTTTGATTCTATTTTCAAAACCTGGCATATGATCAACATAGATACTATCTGTTTCAAAATCTTTTTGATTATGCTTTCTTACTTTTATTATTACTGCGTTTCTAGTTGTCATTATTTACCTCTCTCATTTTCTGCTTCTAATGTTATTGCCACATCAATATCTGATTCTTCTTTGTCTCTATCAGTTAAAGCATTTTCATCAATGTATTTGTCTATTTCAACCAAACCATCTTCTTTAGCAAACTCATCATCCTCATATACTATTTTACCCATGTATTCAGTTTTACCACTGTCTGAATAGTTAGCGTCTATCATATATGTTTGAACACCCTCGTTTTCATTTGTAATTTCAGCATTAATCATAGAGTGACTTATTCCGCCATGTTCTACAAATTTATTATCTGCTTCTTCTTGGTTATTTGCCAATACTTCTTGTTCTACTACTAAAGTATAATATCTCTTTTGTCTATAGAGATTTTTACCTAAGTCTTTGTCTGTGTATATTATGTTTGTTTCTACTGTCATAGTGTCCTCCTAACTTAAATTGTAAATATAGTTTTTTCTTGTTGTATAATTTTTCGTTAAGTCAGGATCAAAGTCCTTTCTAAACCCTTGTCTGCCATTATACAACTGACCAAAATCATTAAATAGATGATGATCACCAGCAGCCGTTTCTGGACCGAATACATCTGCATATGTTTGATAATATTCATCTGGATATATTATCTCAATAGCAGTAGCACCTGTGAAGTTACTTGCTTCTTCGTTATACATCTTGGTTGCATAATCTTTAAAATTAAGTAATTGTTTTCTGTAATACTTAATCTTAGAGATAGGTACATTTCTGTACATAGTAGATGAAATCCAAAAAGTTTCATAACCTTCCTCAGGATCACGGTACTCTCTCTTATAAACAACGTTAAAAGATTGAAAGTATTTGTCTGTATTTTTTTCCATAGTGTTTTTCTCCTTCATATTATATTCCATTAATTTTTACCATTTCTCTAATTTTATAATTATCTTTACAAGTTCTTTCTAAGCAAGTCTGCATTAACACTTCACCACCTCTATGTCTAACATTAACATAACCTGCCTTTGGATGCCAATCAACATTTAATGCCTCTTTAAAAGGGTCTGCACCCCAAGCATTTGGTACACCTTTGAATACTCTCATCAGTTGTATATCAAAACCATCCCAAGCAGAACCTGAATTACTATTCAAATCACTACAAGTGATATGAGTTCCGTTATCTGCCTCAAAAATCTTATCAAATCCTAAATCACATTTGTTTGTTTCTGCAATAATATATTTTTTCACTTGTTCATGGAACTTATGTGTTACAGCAATTTTAGCACTGTATGTAAATTTTGAATAAGTTACAATACCAATTGATGATAATATACCTAGTATAGCAACAACTACAAGTAGTTCAACTAAACTAAATCCTTTTTGTTTTTTCATAGTGTTTTTTTTTTTCATATACACATACTATACAGGAAAAAGGCTTAAAAGTCAAGCACTAAAAAACGTTGATTTTATTGGGTTTTAATGAGAACAAAACGTGAACATTTGCTAGAACCAGTGTGATTCTATCCATTTTCCACTGCGATTCTTCATTGCCTCATCGGGATTGGGATTGCCATGAAATACGCATATCTTCGAACCAGGTTTACATGGGTGTGCATTAGGATCATCTTTCATATATGAACCTATTTTACCACGTTCTTGCCATTTAAATGAATATGTCCATGCGTCTGGCATGATCTTTGTTTCTGGTTTATCTTTCATTATTTCTGTAATAACTGTCTGATCACCATGGTGTCCTCGGTATCTCATCTTATCTGCGATGTAAGTATGCCAAATATGTTTGTGATGTTTTATATTATATCTTAACACGCTAGAGTTGAATATAGCATCTGGTTGTCCAAAGTCTCTTATCACACAAAAATCCTCATCTTTGTAGTCTGTAAAAAACTCATCTAAACTACCAGTTATAACTACATCTAAATCTACATATAAAATATTACCCTCTATGTTTAATGCTGGGTTAAACAAATGCATTTTATTCCACCATGTTCTTAAAACAGGTTGTGGCACATCTAATAACTTTATATTTGAATTGAATTTCTGTCCTTGATTATCTGTTAGGCAATAGAAGTTAAATGGTTTTGATAGATTTCTCTCAACCATATTATATAATATATTTACAAATTTTACATTATACTTTGTGCCAGTATAAACACATATTACATTATACATCTTGTTGTTTTAAAATCTTGCAAGCAAGTCCCCTCTCTATCTCATCTATTGTAAATTGGTTTTCTACAACCATTTTAATCCATGACTCAACTGTTTTTCTTCCAGGTCTCATAGGTTTTTTAATATGTTTCAAACTTCTACCACTCACAAAACCTGCAACGTTATTTTGATGGCATATTACAGGTACTCTATTCATAATACCATCTATTGCAGCCAGACTCATATTTGTAACTATACAATGAGTCATACCTAACTTATCTTTTATATCTGTTCCCCATTCAGAATTATTAGGTCTTGGTTTTTGTCTTACAACAATTTTCATATCAGTATGTTTTTGAATTTCATCTGTTACTCGTTGTATCCATTCTTCCTGTGTAATACCATTTATGTGATAGGTAACTGTAGGAGAAGAAGGACATAACAATATATGGTTGCAATCGTGTGTATTCCAACCTTTAAATTTTACATCTATTCCTTTTCTTTCTAATTCAGTAACTCTGGCACCATTACCTTGTCTGCCTCTAATTGTGTGTAAACCACCTTTTACTATTCTGAAATATGTTTTATCGTAATCATGTATTTTAGGAGTAGGATATCTTGTTATTTGTTGTGTGAAGTATCCGACATCAACATAATACCACTGTTCTTTTTTCTCTACACACTCCCTAATACCTTTAACATTTTGTCCACCTAATCCCCAAAAAAAATGTATAGGTGCGTTCTCGTCTTTCCAACCTTTTTTTATTGCTGGAAATAACTGTTTGGATAAACATTCATTCCAAGGTATATCATGTGTTATAATCATATAATCTATCTATTGCTTGTTTGGCAATACCATTTGTTATTTCTTGCATTGTAAATTGACTTGCTAATAAACTATCAATCCATGCCTGTTCTTTGTCCCTATCTCTTATATAGTCTTTCTCTATATTCTCTATTTTGATAGATACAGGTTTACACATTGAAACGTCATCACAAATAGTTCTAATACCTCTCATAACTGATTTTATACCTACTGTTGATTGATATGTTACAACTGCAAATGCCCTTTGCAAATCTTCTTCTAAAGGATGTGTTGATGTTTTTAGTCTTATAATAAACTGTTTATCTGTGTATTTTCTAACTTCTTTTATTTTATCATCTATCCAATTGTTTACATCAAGTTTATAAAATCTAGCAACTGCTTCAGTTGGTGGTATTATTACTATCTTATTACCAGGAACACTATCAGTAAATTCAATATGTTCTTTTAAGTGTGGTTGTTTATACTTTTGTATTCTGTGTATATCAGGCAATGTAAGTTTTAATATCTTTGTCTGTGCCTCACCATTCTTTGTTATTCTGTATCCTCTAAAATTTGTATATTCATGTGGTTTATGTCCACTAAAGAAATAAGCATGATCAAAGTAGTAGTAGTTTAATCCTAATCTTTTACAATCATAAAGTTTTCTTTCGGTACCTCTTAGTATACCAAACACAGCAACATCTGGTTTATTTAATTTAAAAGATGAGGTGTTAAACTTAGGCCAGGTTGCCTGATCAAACTTATCAACCATTGTTGTAGAGGACTTATAAAATATTCCACCTTCATTCTCAACAAAAGGTTTTATTACTTCATCCGTTACTTTTCTTGTTCCAAATCCTACTATCATAATTATTACATTCTTTTTCTGTTTCAAACCAATCATAAGAATATTCACATGTCTCGTATTCTTTAAACCAAGGACCACCTAAAGTGTAATGAACATTCTTGGCATCGGGATTAAAATCATATTCACCTACTAACCAATTCCATTCTAATGGTAAGTCACCTATTAGATTATCGTTTTCTAACCATTTAAATTGATGTAGTTCTAAACCACTTGCTCTATTTACATAGTTGGGTGTTAGTGATGTACATTTTCTGCAATTCATTAACATAAAACTAGACCAGTTCTTTTTAGGATATGCTGTTTGTGTTTGCCCTAAAAACTTTGTTTTATGTTTAGGTGTATAATCATGTTTACAAACTTGTATGGCATATTTGTCGTCTCTCATTCTCCATAACTCATTTATATCAGAAAACGTTAACATATCACAATCCATAAACAATGCCCATCCTTGATAGTTCATAAGGTGTGGTATTATAAATCTACTAAAACTAAATTCTGTTGATGAAAGGTTACCTCTTTCTCTTACAAAGTCATCTTTAATATTAGGTAAATAGATAGGTGTTATCGAAACAGGTTTAGTACTATGTTTTATTATACTATAACTTAAAACATTATATGCGACTTTCTCTTTAGTATCCATTCCTATAAAAATGTTTATCATGCTCTTGCCTCTGGACTTCTACCTTTTAGTTTTCTAGGACCTTTTGTGTGATCGTATATAGAACCTAGTATTGATCTTGCTTGAATATGTCCACCTTTACCATCACCTATATTATAGTTTTTAACACCTTTACTTTCAAATTGTTTTCTTACATGATCCCAAATATAACTATCATGGTATTCAGGTAGATTATATATTAAATCTTCATCATACATTCGTTTCATTTCTTTGGCATAGTTTTTAATTTCAGGATGTTTCATATTAAAATATAAAAAACCAGTCTCACTGTAATTAGGTCTTCCTAAATAAGTTATCATACAATCGTCTCTGTGTATGTTTTCAAATATCCAGTCTTCATCGATTGATTTATAGAATACACTATCAACATCAATACCTATGATACCATCAACACCATTACTTGCCTGTAATATTTCATGTGTATAGGCGTAAACTTTATAACAAAATCTTACACCATCTTTTATAAAGGTTGTATTTTTTTCTTTATATGATGATTGTCCATTTCTATGTTTATTCCTTTCAACAAACTTTTTACAATCAGGAATAATATCATACATATTTCTATCTTCATTATAATGTTTTAATTCAAACTTCCAATTATAGGTTTGAAAAAATCTAAAAGCATAATCTTTATATAATGTGTCGTTGTATGTTGTAACTAATTTAACTGACATTTTCAAATACTAATCCTGTATCTTTCCAAAATTCTCTTTTCATTGTAGATAATTCTTTAGATTGTTTTGTTAAATCTTCTCTATATTTAAATCCATATTTTTCGTATAGTTTTATCCAATACTCTAATGGTTCACAATTAACATGATGATGTCCTGGTTTACCTGGTTCTGAATAAGTAACAAATATATATTTTCCCTTTTGCATTAAACTCATCCAATTGTCTTCATATTGTTTTTCAACATGTTCAACAAACTCACAACACCAGATCAAATCATATTTTTCATCTAAGTTTAATTTACCTTTTGTGAAATCGTGTATTATAAACAATTCTGATTTTTCTCTTGTAGTTATAAAATCACCATCAACACCTTTTGCATTTAATCCTAATCTGTTTGCCTCATGCACCATACCACCTGGTCCACATCCTATATCTAACATTGTTTTACATTTCAATTCATCTTTTGCAAATTGCAATAAACCAGAATCTATATGTGTTACATTACCATGCCCACCTAAGTGTTTAGGTAATCCCTTTATATTACTCATTTAATAACTCCTTCATTCTAGCAAAAATAAAATCTTTATCTTCATATTCTGATATAGTAAATTCAGTTGAAGCCATACGTTCATACCATTTTAAAACATCATCACTATTTGCATAGTGTAGGTTCTCTACCTTTGTTAAATCTGTATTACCTAATAACATTCCAAAACTATGTTTTGTTGTGATAGCAGGAATACCTAATTCTGTTAGTTCAAATATACTAGTACTACTATCTAGTACAGCACAATAAACTTGTTTTTTAAGATCAACAATTCTACTGTCACCAGTTAATACTTCAACATCTAAATTGTCATAAGTCAACTTACTATGAGGATGTGATTTAACTACTATTTTTCTTTTTGTAATTTGTTTAAGTGTTTTTACTGATTGTTCAACAAATTTATCTACGGGAATTGAACTAGTAGGATCATCTTCTAATCCAGGTAGAATTAAAATATATCCGTCTTTATTGTTTTTCCATTTATGATTAAATACATTTTGAAACTCAATCGTATTCTCGTCTTCTATATACTTTAAAACTTTTTCTAATCTACCTTTAATAGGTTTGCACCATTTAGTATGACTAAACACCCAATGATTTAAACCCATTCTGTAAAATCTTGGTGATATTTTTTTGTAAAATCTATTGATATAGTTACATTTAATTCTACTAAGTGTAGCACTTTCAAAGTGAATAATTGGTTTACCATAGTGATGTGCAAACATATTAACAAGATCGTTTCTATGATTGCCAACTGCTAGTTTATGATTATCTGCATTTGGTTTCCATTCTCTTTTAGGGTGAGTACTTCCAAATGTTCCATTGTTAATAAAGAAATCTGCATTTTTCATTTCATAAAAATGTGTATAATCAAACTTACTAACATTTGATAGGTTAATAATTTCATGCTCTGATTTTATTGCGTCTAAAACGGCTGTTGGTGCTTTTGATTTATCAAACTGTATTATTTTCATATCCTGCCTTTGCTATATAGTAAGCGTCTATTACATCTGTAACTGGATTATTTAGTTTTGTTTGATCAAACTCTTTCATCAAGTCAATACCTGTATCTGATTTAAACTGCAAATACATTTTAAGTTTATCTGCATTTCCTTTTCCTGTGGCAATCTTTTTAACTCTACCTGGAACAATACTTTCAAATGTTTTGTTTAGTTTATATAGTTTATGTTTTAAAGTACCCATATTCTCTGCTAGATTGAATACAAGTCCTTTACTACCATAACTATATCCTTCTATAAAAATATTGTTAGTATGGCCGTTAATAATATCAATCGCCCAATCGGAAATTTGATCGTGTCTTTGTGTTTCGGTGGTATAGGGTAAATGAAGTCTACCATTTATTTGTCCATTATAAAAATTGCCTTCATATTTTTTTACGTTTGTTAAATAATATATATTACAGTTTTTAAAATCAAACTTACCCTTGCATACACAAATAGCAGGACTTGTTAAACTATAATCAATTCCAATCTGAAATGTCGTCTTTGTCTTGTTCAAAATAAGCATCCTCTTCTTCAATTAACGACTCAGCACCGCAAAATGGGCATGTTGTAGGTTCTAATTCTTCGTCATACCATTTGATAGAATATTCTTCCTCACATTCAGGACATTCTAAATCTGCTATATTTGTTTTATCTTTATTTTTTTTAATTTTAATCATTATAGTTTAAACTTTTTGAATTGATCTTTTTTAACATCTTGTTTTACACCACCAATAACATAACTTTCTATTTCAGTTTCTTGTGGAGCATTTTGCAATGATCGACTATTAAACCAATGTTGTGTCCATGGTAGTGGGTTGTTGTTTGTTGATTGTTCATATTTAGGTGTTAATCCAATAAATCTCATTCTTCTATTTGCTGTGTACTCAACATATTGATGTAATAATTTATCTGATAATCCTATCATAGAACCTTTTTGAAACAAATAAGTTGCCCAACGTTTTTCTTCTTGTACTGCGTCATCATATAATTTATAAACCATTTCTTCACAATCTTTTATTACCTTGTTCATTACTTTGTCATTTTCTTTATTTCTATAATTGTTAATTATATTTTGTGACATTGCAAGGTGTTGACTTTCGTCTCTAGCAATCAAAGATAATATCTTAGCAGAACCTTCCATAAGTTTTAATTCACCAAATGCAAATGAACAAGCAAACGATACATAGAATCTTAATCCTTCAAGTATGTTTACACTTACTAAAGCAAGCCATAATGCCTTCTTTAATTCATATTCATCAACTGACTTAGGATTCAACTTATACTTGTAACCTATAGCAATTAATCTATCATATGCTTCAGTGACAGATTTTGCACGTTTCTCAATCTTCTCGTCTTCTATAATCGTGTCAAATACTTCCGAGGGGTCGGAGTACAGATTTTTGATAATGTAAGTGTATGAACGGCTATGAATGGTCTCCATGAAGTCCCACGCAACTATAGCACCTTCTAATTCTGGCAAAGATACAAAGGGTAAAAACGCAATACATGGCCCTCTACCTTGTACAGAATCTAACATTGTTTGATATTTAAGATTTGAAGTAAATATAAACTTTTGTGATTCTGACAATTGAGCATAGTCGTTTCTATCTTTCTGTAAAGATACTTCTTCAGGTCTCCAGAAGAACCCTAATTGTTGTTGTGCCAATCTATCAAAAGCAGGATACTTGAAACTATCGTATCTTTGAACTGCCAAATCATCACCGAAAAACATTGGTTGTTTTAATGTGTTTAATTTCTTGTCTTTGTTAAATACAGTTTTCATTAAATTGTACACGAATCACAGTTTTCTGGATCGTCCTCTTCTTTTGTTTCTGGTTGTTCATCTTTCCAACCAATGTTATGTGCCGGTTCTTCTTCTTCTCTCTTACTATCATATGTGTTTTGATAATACGAGGTTTTCCAACCAAGTTTATAAGTTTGTAATAAGTCTTGTGCCATTACTGATACAGGCACTTGACCATCTTCATAATTTTCAGGATTGTATGACCAGTTACCACTGATTGCCTGATCAAAATATTTTTGCATTACTGCAACTATATTTATATATCCTTCATTCCCTTTCATGTCCCAAAGTAATGTATAATATTTTTTTAATTTATTATATTCTGGTACTATCTGTTTTAAAGGACCTTTCTTAGACTTCTTAACACTTAGATAATCTCTTGGTGGTTCAATACCATTTGTTTCATTTGATACAACAGATGAAGACTCACTTGGCATTTGTGCCGATAGTGTTGAATTTCTTAATCCATGTTCTTTTATTTCTTTTCTTAAATATTCCCAATCATAAGACAATTCTCTTTGAACAATCTCATCAACATCTTTTTTGTATGTATCAATAGGTAAAATACCATCACTGTATTTTGTTCTATGAAAATAATCACACTGACCTTTTTCTTTTGCAAGTTCATTTGAAGCACTTAATAGATAATACTGAAATGCCTCAGTTAGTTTATCAACTTGTTTCCATGCAAGTTTCTGATCATACTTGTAACCTTTTTTAGCAAGATAATGTGCAAGACCAATATACCCAATACCTAAACTTCTTCTTGCCTTTGTAGATATTTCTGCGGCCTTGATAGGATATTGTTGATGATCTATAATTTCATCTAATCCTCTAACTGCCAAATCACAAAGATTTTCTAATTCGTCTCTCTTGTTTATCTTACCTACATTGATTGCTGATAATATACACAATGCAATTTCACCATCACCATCTATGTGTTGAATAGGTGTTGTTGGTAATGTAATCTCTTGGCATAGATTTGACATGTAAACTCTATCTTTAAAACTAGAATGAGAATTACAGTGATCAATATTCATAATATAGATACGGCCTGTTTCTGCTCTTTCTTTTAACATGTCCATAAACAATGTTTGAGCATTTATTTTCTTTTTAGTTACACTTGTTTTTCTTTCTGCCTTTAAATACAGATCATCAAATTCAGGTGTTCCCCATGCCTCATATAACTCTGGTACTTCATGTGGTGAAAATAAAGTTATATCTGCGTCTTCAATAAATCTTTCATAAAATAATTTTGATAACTGTATTGAGTAATCTAATTTTCTAACTCTGTTATCTTCACTACCTTTATTGTTTTTAAGAACAAATATATCTTCTATTTCTTGGTGCCAAATAGGAAAGTGTACTGTAGCAGAACCACCTCTTACTCCGTTTTGAGTGCAACATTTAACTGTCGCCTCAAACTTTTTAAGGAACGGTATAACTCCAGTATGTTGTACCTCTCCGCCTCTGATCCTAGCATTGATGCCTCGTATTCTTCCAGCATTGATTCCGATTCCTGCTCTTTGAGCGACATATCTTCCAATAGCCATATCAGAGCTGAAGATACTAGATAAAGTATCGTCAGTATCAACCAAAACACAGCTAGCATACTGACGTAAAGGAGTCCTGACACCAGCCATAACAGGCGTCGGTATATTGATTCTAAAAGTGGATATCGCTTCATAATATTTTTTAACATAACTCATCCTCGTGTTTATCGGATAGTTGGCAAATAATGTTGCTGAAATTAACATGTACATAAACTGTGGTGTTTCATACAGTTGATTTGTACTTCTATCCTGAACTAAGTACTTGTCTATAACTTGTCTTAATCCAGCATAGGTAAAATCATAATCTCGGCCATGATTTATCCATCCTTCCATTCTATCAAAATCTTTACGATCATATTTTTTTAGTATTTCATCATCATATAATCCAATGCCAACTAATTTTTTAGTGTGATCGTAAAGGTGTGGGTGATCCCACAACTTTCTAAAAACTTGTTTTCTTAGTCCAAATAAAAGTAATCTAGCAGCAACATATGTGTAATTAGGATTTTCTAAAGAAATCAAATCTGAAGCAGACTTAACTAATATTTGTTGTATTTCATCCGTTGATATACCATCAAAGAATTGCAAACCACTATTCATTTCAACTTGCGAAGCAGATACACCTGTTATATCTTCAACGGCATACTCTACCATTGAGTGTATCTTATCAATATCTAATTTTTCTAATCCTCTACCGTTTCTTTTTTGAACATTAATAGACTCGTTTCCTGTAACCATTTTTCCCTCTCTAACTTAGCAACGTTTGTATGAATTTAATTGTGTTAATGCTGATAAACCTGAATAGGTATTATCTGAAATAATTTTCTGTACTTCTTCTTTTGTCTTGCCGTTTATTATCATGTCGTTAATATCTTTTTCTTTTTGTCCTTCTGGCCATATTACTATCATATAATCTTTTTCAATCATCTTATACATTCTATCTACAATCTGTTTATTTCTAGGTTCATTATCAAAGATAAAAACAACATCTTTCTTTTCTACTGGCAATTGTAAATCTGCACCAGCAGCGGCAAGGCAATTATCTAAAAACAAACTATCTAAAGGACCCTCTACTATATATAATCTTCTATGTAGATTTATTCTTTCAAGTCCAAATATTTTTTGTTTATTTTCTTTTAGTTTAATTGTTAAGTACTTAGGTTGTTCTTTACCAAATGCTCTGCCTTGTATGGCAAAGACTTCATTATCAACATCATAGAAAGGAATGATTAATCTAGGATGTTCGTAAGATTTATTTATACTACTGAAAGTTCCTGGACGCAACTTATTTACATAATCTTGGAACTTTTTACAGTAATATAGTTTATCAAAAAACTGTTCAGAAATCTTCCTGTTTGTAACATATTTCTTAGCAGGATGTTCATTATCTAATTCTTTTATAGGCGTAAGCCCTTGTAGAGGTGAAGTTTTTAATCTTTCTTTTGTGTTAGTTTTAAACTTATCAAATAAGTTTTTTTCACTAACAGGTTTAGAACCTTTATATCGTTCAACTACATACTGATCGTATAAAGGTTTATCTAGTAATTTTATTAAGTTTGCCAAATTGTGACCTGCCCCACAATTATGACACTTAAAGAACATATCTGTTTTTACTTTGTACAAGTATGCTCTTGCTTTTGTTTTATTCTTTTTAGAATCACCACAGACTGGACAACGAAAATTAAAAAGATAGTCTCGTTTCTTTTTAAACTGTTGTAGTCTAGGTTGTAGTTTACTAATATAGTTAAGATCGATGTATGAAGTCATTGATAGTATTATACATCAAAACATCAAAAAAGTCAAGTACCTATATCTTAATTATTTTAGTAAAGTCTACCATTTGTGGAAACCATAGCCCTAAAATGATAGATGCCCCAATGATTATCCAACGATATTTTTCAAGGACACCTACTCTATCAGATAAGTTTAATTTTAATTCTTTTAAGTCACATAAAATACGTTTTTCTGATAGTTCGACTTCGTCTCTTAATTCTTTAACAGATTTGTTAAGCCTGGCATGTAAGTCTTCAAATTTCGATTCACTCTCAACTCTACGACTCTCCATTAGATTAAATATTGCTTTATCAATATCTTCTTGTTTTGATAGTCTTTCTTCATGGACAGCTAACATGGACTTGATACTGCTAGATATATCTGTCAACTTGTCAATAGCACTATCAAGTTTTGTATTAACATTAGAAACTTGCTCAACTTCATTCTTTAGAACTTGAACGTCTGTTACTATTTTTTGTATGTCTGTTAATTCTGCCATGTTACTATTTATTCTTATGCGGCTTTAGCCATGCTTCTTATTTCTCTTAATCGATTAATTTTCCAGAGTTTCACAAATGTTTTTCGGCGTCTCCGTAACTTTTGTTTCCTAATTTTGAGCCAGTGTGTATTGAGTAAGTATAGTTTTCTTTGTTTTTCATTTCTTGTTATCCTTTTTACTATTAGTCGTAACTTTCTTTGTTGAAGTAAAGTCATAACCCTCCATTAAGTTTGTTGACGGTTTATAAATGGTTACTAACTCCTCTTTACCCTTAACAAATATTCTATCTAGTTCAATTGACTCAATGTTTTTCAGTTTTTCTTTTGTATATGAAGAATAAATCAAAGGTGTAACCTTGCCATTGTTCTTATAGTTCCTTGTAGCGGCTTCAAGTCTAGCCGCCAAGTTTACAGCATCGCCTATAACTGAATAATCTAATCTCATTTCACTACCCATATTACCAACAATACAAGTTCCTGTATTTACACCAGAACCTATATTGATATCAGGAAGACCTCTCTCCCTAAATTCTTTTTTAATTTTATCTGTTTCGTTAGCACATTCTATACCTGTCTTAACTGCCATTTCAGCATGATCAGGACAATCAAGTGGTGCATTCCAAAATGCCATAATACAATCACCCATATACTTGTCTATTGTTCCACCATTCTTTAATACTATCTTACTCATACGATTTAAGTAATCGTTAATAACTTCTACTAATCCTTCTGGATCATCTTTGTTTTTATAGTGTTCAGAAATAGGTGTGAATCCTACAATGTCCATAAACAAGAAACTCATTTCCTTTCTTTCACCACCAAGTTTTAACTTTTCAGGATTCTTTACAAGAATAGCAACTTGTCTAGGATCCAAATACTTCTCAAACTGTTTTCTGATTTGTTGTTTTAATTTAAACTCTAAGATAAATCTATTAAAGACACTATGAAATCCTACAACTACAACTGTAAATATAATCCATGTAACATCTGTTAACATTAAACTTTGATTAAATAAAAACTTAGAATATACTAATGAAGTTATAATTGAAAATATAATTGCAAAGGCAATAATAAAATATGATGTGTATCTTGTAAGTATTATAATTATCAAACCAACTATAAATGCAATTGCTAATTCTACTATAAAAGATATATCAACTCTTTCTATATTTTTTCCATCTAGTACAGTTGATAGAGTTGAGGCAGTTAATTCATAAGCATATCTCTCACCTACAGGAGTTGCAATAATATTTCCTAATCCCTCAGCATTCATTCCTATAATAACTGTTTTACCCTCTAATCTTAATTCTTCAGTTTCTAAATCTGCAATTGATGTTGTGTAGTATGATTTGTTCCATCTTAACCAGATACGAGCATTTGCGTCTGTTTTGATTGTTTTATATCCAGGCACTCTCATGGCAATAATACCACCTTGTCCTGCCTTAACTTGATAACTTGGTGCACCTGTTGAAACTCTTATAACTTCTATTGCCATAGCAGGATATACATCTTCACCTATTTTCATAAGTAAAGGTATTCTTCTTACAACTCCATCAACTTCAGGTGCTGTATTTGTTACACCCACACCATCTGCATAATCACCAAATTCTTTTACAGGACCTAACATACCATTCCATTCAAATAACCAAGGTAACGGATCACCTATTTTTGCAACACCTCTTGGCACAGCGTTTCTATTTGTTTGATTTGTTCCTGTTTGTGCTATGACTACACCATTTTGATGTATTGTATTGATAAATGTTTCATCACCACCTAGTCTATCATACTCTGAAAATAGTATAGGTATGACTATTATACCAGCACCTTTTTCTCTTAATTGATTTACTACGTCTGCTAGTACGTCTCTTTTCCAAGGCCACTGTCCATACTTCTCTATGGCCTTTTCATCTATACTAACAACGTGTATGTCTTTTGAAATTTCTTTTTTTTCTGATTGAATTAATAGATCAAATCCCTTTAATCTTAATACTTCTTTTATTTGAGGGTCTTTTAATCCAATGTATGTAACAATGAATAGAGTAAGAAATGAGATTGTCCAATGAGTTAATATCTTCTTCATCATAACTATTTAGTTTTGTGTGACAGTTGCCGAGCAACTTGATTGAGTACAATTTTGATATAAGTAATAATTCTGTGAGGTACTACTATCTTGCGTCAATGTTACACTAGAAGTATTACCACTTAAATTAATAGTTGCATTATGATCACCACTTCCGTCTTGTGTTACATCTACGTTATGACTATCAGTTAGTGTTATTTCTGCATAGTGATCACCTGTTCCTTTTTGATCTAAGGCCAAGTTGTTAGAACCATCTATGTCTATAAATGCCTTTTTATTTCCTGTTTCAGTTTGATCTATATCAACATTATTACTATTGCCATTTATAACTACTGACATATAGTGTTCACCAATATAGTTAATTGCTGATTGATCTAAATCTACATTGTTTGATGAACCTGTTAAGTCTAATTTTGCCCTTTGATCTTGGTTTTGTGTAACTGCTACGTTGTTTGAAGAACCTACTATATCTATTCCCAAAACATTATCATTACCAATCTGATCTAAATCTAAAGCATTGTTATCTCCGTTTATTACAGCAGATGATGTTAAGTCTGTACCGATGATCAGGTTGTCATCACCGTCTTGTGTTATATTCAAAGTGTTGTTATCACCTGTTTGTGTGACGTATATCTGGTTGCCGTTCACTGACTTGTTTCTAAATGTATTAAACTCTGTTGTTTGATTTGAAGTTATGCCAGATAATGTTGTTGTTACTAATATGCCTTCGTTCTCCAATGTCTGTTGTAGAAAGGCATAAAATCTGGTCATCCAGGTACTAACAGAATTTTTAAATTGTGATTGATCAAAGGTAACAAATAGTTGGCCACCATTACTGCCATAGTCATATTTTGCCCATGACTTGTAGGTGGAACCACCTGGACTGTTGGTGGCTATAGCAGTACCACCTGATTGCATAGTAAATAAGTTTCTTGTAAGCCAATATCCTGATGTTGCGTCACCTGAATATGAACCATTTGCATTAGAGCTATAGTTTGCGTTATATGGGTGTATTGTAATTGTACCCACACTTAATTTACTTTCTATCAATCCTTCAATACTACTTGTTCTATTACTATTATAAACACCATTACCTGCAATTATAACATTACCACCATTACCAATATAAGTTTCATATGCCGTCTTACAACTGTTACCACAGTTTGAATCACCTGCAATATTGATATGTAAATCTTTGCTACTAAAATCTGATAGAGTTACACTACCACTATTTGTACTTGTGACTGTGTAACCTAAATCTTCTAGTTCACTTTTCAATTGTGTGTAGTGGTCACTTGTACCGGACACGTAATTTATATGGGCCGTGTCTGCTTTCAACTTATCTATAATAGAAAAAAACACCATCCATATGAATAGAAAAATTGTAAATCTTTTTAAAAATTTATACATTATTGATTTTGATATATTCTTATTTGATTTGTTGGACTATCGCCCAATTCATAATCTATAATTTCTGTATCACCTTGTATAACATTTATATTATAACTATACTCTTGGTCTAGTCGTAATACTATATTGTTTTCAGATGAGTCTGTTCTCATCCACACCCATTGAGGTTCTTCTATTAGAAGTATAACACCAAATTCATCTTTACCTGTTTTTCTTTTATCTTTACCTTTATCAAACTCACTTCTCATTTGTAAGGCAAGTTGTCTATTTAACTGTTCTAATATATCAACTAAAAAATTCTGATCTAAAAAATCAACATCAAGTCCTGTAAATTCTTCTTCTTCAATTTCTAGCAAATCTACTTCTAAATCATCAAACTTTAAGAAGTCTAAATCTAATGCGTTTGCAATTGATTTTGCTTTTTGTTCAGTTATTGCCTCGTCAAGTTTCTTAGGGGGTGTTATGATCAATAAATTATTAATCATATCTAAATCTAAATCTAGCAATACAGGTTTTAAAGGTTTTGATTCCATTGTATCAACTTGAGTTACTTGAAATGCTTGATTCATAATTACAAAACCAGCGTCTGTTATAACTTCAATTTCACCCACATAACAAAATCCTTCATTATTGCAACTAGGTAATAATACAATAGTGGATCCACCTATCTCATTTATGGTCATAGCAAAATCAGTTCCCCTTACAGCAATTGTAGCTGTGGGGGTACTGATCTTTACATTTTGTTTTGAGTTTTTTGCAATTTGACCTGAGGCATATCTAACTGTACCTAAAGAGGCCTTTAATGATAATGCACCAGTCTTTGTATTTGGATCATAGACAAAATCATCAATCAACAATTTACTATGCTCAGTGACATCAACTCTGGTTTCGTCAATAAATTCTATACCGACTCTACCTTGTCCTGTCTTAACTGTATCATATGAAAGAACATCAAGCTCTTTCTTTACCTCAATATCTTTAGATCCATCTTGTCTATCGATAACAGCATTTCCTGTGTGTAAGGTTACTTCACCGATAGAAGCAAGACTATTTGTTGCTAAAGTCGTAAGGGTTATGAGTATGCACCCAATTATAAAACTTGTAACACGCATATATTATTAATCCTGTAAATAGTAATAATGTTATCATTGTGATTTAGTCCGTTTGCGATATGTCGATATCTGCATTATCTCCACTTGTCGTTAAAGTGATCATATTGTCATTAACACCTGATTGTATTATGTCAACGTCAGCAATTGAACCAGTGTGTGTATGTATCAATGTATGACCATTAACATCACCATTACCATCAATATCAATTAAATAGTTGTTTGTATCACCATTAACTGATAAAGTTAGAATAGCACTTGTTCCGTCAACTGTTGCAGCTATAGTGTTTGAATCTGAACCAGATGCTCCAGTTATAGATACAGTTGAGTTTGAAGCATCACTAGTTTGCCCTATATCTAGGTCTATATCACTTGAATTTCCTGTCATTGTAATAGAAGCAGTTACAGTTCCACAAGAACTATTACCACTTGTACTATCACAATTTAAATCAACATCATTTGAGTTACCTGTTAAATTAATAGTACCTGTGTATGTGGCACCGTTAATTTGATATTTAATTACGTTTGAGTTACCAACTTGATCAATATTCAATACAGTGGTTGCACCACTTGAAGCAGAAGCTGTTGTGGAGTTACCAACTGTGTTGTTTGATCCATCTTGCGTTATATCTAAATCAAGGTTTGCACCTGATTGAGTGACATATATGTCATTGGCACATAACATAGTTGACATCAATAAGAACATTATAACACTAATTATTGTTTTCATTTTCGTGTAATCCTTTTTCTTTTTCTTCTTTAAACTTCCAGTATCCTTTTTCTTTACCACACATAATTATATCTAGCACGGCATATTCTATAGCACTTCTTACTGCGTATGTTACTGGTTCATTAGCAGCGACGCCACGTTCTATCTCTATTGCTTTTGTATTCATATCTAAGAATGTAAATACATCACCACCTTTTGAATGACTAGCAATAGTTTTAGTCACATTTGAGGTTAATAATATTTCACCTGATTGAACTGATACAAGTCTTATAGATACTGTTACTTGATCTACTCTATACTGTTCACTTAAACCAATACCTAAATATCTCGCACCTTGTCCACCCGATTGTATATTACTATCGTACCCTACAACGGATCCTTCCATTAGAAGTCCAGCGAACACTAAAGGTTTTAAAATATTTCCAACCTGTTGTTCACCATCATATTCTGTTCTAGTTGATCTAATCAACTGTCTTTCTTTGATTAGATTGTCTAATCCTTCTCTCTCTAATACTTGAAACCAATCTCCACCTGAAACTGATTTTAAAGCATCCACAACAAACATACTACCACCTTGTGTGACAGCAGTTGATAGTTGAGAAAACTTTGTACTAGGTTTTCTCTGACCTGTTTGGTCTGTAAATCTGTAAACAGCTATTGTTATAATAGGTTGTCCATCTAAATCAGGCAATGCCTTCAACTTTTGTTTAGTAGTTGATACTTGTATAGATGGTCCTTTATTTTTGTATATTTCAATATCTTTAGTTGTTTGACATCCAATCAAGGCAAACGTCATAACTATAGTCATTAATATTTTTATCATTATAATATCCTAAAATTGAAAATCACCTATTGGAACTGCCATCGTTGTAACTGTTCCGTCATCAGCTGTAATTGTTAATGTAATTATTTCAGTTGTAGTATCTTTTACCCAATAAATTTGAGCACCTTCTATATCTGCATTACCAGATGTAGGACAAGTTGTGGTACTACTATCACAACTTTCACCAAACATATTATCAACTAACTGTTTTGATAAGTTGGCATAAATTCTACTTTCAACATTGGCGATAAATTTATTTACCGTCTTGTTTTTTTCTAATCTTTCAGCAGATGCTTGTGCTGATTTTCTGTCATCAATAACTTGTTTCTCTCTTTGCACTTCAAGTTGATTGATAGACAATACATGTGAAGAATATCCATTACCACTAAAGGCAGGATTCTTAAAATTATGTACTAATTCTGATGCTAGAATTGATGTAATCGATGTGAATGATATAAGTCCCACTACTAACATCAATTTTTTCATTGATGTTTTCATACTTATATTTATATTATCTATTCTTTTTGTTTCTTTTTTCTTCTTCTCGGAGGGTTAATACTGTGTTCAATTTAGTCTTTATTCGTATTAAATCGTTATCTAGTCGTCTGATTTTGTCTAGGAGAACAATAAGTGCCTTGTTTGCCTCTGCCAACTTAGATGTAATTTCCTGTGTGATGTATGTATAGATGAACCAGATAAACCAACCCATGGCAATAGCGGCCACAGTTGCAAATCCATATTGTTCAAGTATTTGTAATATGTTCATTAATCTTTCCTAGCATCATTCTTACCATCTGATCTGGCAATTCTATCTAAGTCTGGTCTTAAATGTAAAGCAGCTGAAAGTAACGTATCAATATGTATTAGATCATTGTTCATAGTCTCAACTCTATTTTCTAAACCCATAATTATGCCGTGCAATCCTTTTACTGATCCAACTACACCACCTAAAATGTATTTTAAAATTATATAGATAAACATTCCCATAACACTTGCAGCTGCTACAGGTAATCCAAACTTAACTAGTATATCAAAAAATAATTCCATTATGCGTCCTCTTCTTCGTAATATTCTTTATACTTATCTAGTAAGTCATTTGTAATTTTTAATTGATTTCTTATTTGAGCAAAGTTTTTTGCCAATAGTTCAAAGTCTTTATCAGTTAAACCCCACAAAACCGGGTCTATGCCTTGTTCTTCTAACTTCTTAAATACTTCTTCGGCATTTTCAGATGTTATAATAATCCATTTTAAGTTTTCTAATTCTAATGGTGTGGGTTTTTCTAAATTAAGTTTTGCCCTTGGTACTTCTTCTTTAAATATACTTAACTGTTTTACTCCACTACAACTAGTAAGGAATATAGTTAGGATTACTAATTGAAGGACATTCAGTGTTAATTTCCGACTTCTTCGTAGCATTTTTTTCTTCCTCAGTTAGAGGTGATCCACTTGCGATCTCAATACATCTTGTAGCAAGTGCTGACGCACCGTTTGTTATTCGTTCAATAGACTTCGTTTTAGCAATTGCAAGTTTGCCAACGTCTCTATTTTTTTTATTAAATCTTTTATCTAAATCATCTAAATCTTTTTTCAAAGCATTAACTAACTTATTCATCTTATTGTTAGCATCTAATATTTCTTCAAAATCTTTTTTCTGATTTTCTATTAAAGTTTTTTGTTCAGTAATAGCAGACTCTAATTTAACTGCGTTCTCTTTCAAAATTACATTATCTTTTTGTAACTTCAAAACATAGGCACCAGCACCAAGTAATGACGTGATGATAATGCCTATGAATATTAATCTCATTTATTTTTTCCAAAACTTTAGTTTGTTAGACATTTCAACTAAGTCTTCAAACTTCTCGTTTACATACCAACCTAGTATAAATCCTATAATTAATCCTAATGTTAAAAACATATTAGTCTCCTATTTTAGCGTTTCTTTTTCTATGACCATTCCACGCAACAAAGCCGCCTAGTCTTAATGACCAGTATGCTAAGTAATTCATAAGATAAAATCCATTTACACCAATATTAATATCTCTAAAGATTTGATCTGCCTTCTTTTGATTTACTATTAATAATGCGTTCTTTTTACTTGCTGGTTTGCAAGCAGTGTATTTGTACATGTAATCATGCACTAGTCCACCTATTAGTAATACACCGACAGGTGAAAAAAATGTTCTCAAAAACTTAGGTATACTTGCACCATCAAATTGAAAACCTGCTGGTATTACATAATTAACACCGTTAAGTTTATATTTCCAATCTTTAGTAATAACCCAATTTCTTGTTGAAGTTAACCACATAATTATACCTTTCCAGAATCCTTTTCCCTTTGTGGAAATCTTTACTGGTTGTAAGTGTGGTAATTCTTCATAAGAGAATTTTATATTAACTTTCTTTTTGTCTAATAAGTTTATAACAAACCCTACTATTACAAGTAGTATCAACAATGACCATTGCCAAAATTTCATTGCCAAAGCTATTAATAGTTCCATAGTTAGTCCTTTTTGTTTTTTTCGTTTTCTGCGTTTACCACTACTCGTCTTTTTCCAGTAGGGTGAAATTGCCCTTGCGATCCCATAGATGCCATTGGGCTATATGTGTCAACATATTCATCAATCTTTTTACTATACGATGAAAGTAGTTTTGTTGCAACTTCATTTCTTACTGTACCAGGAATCATTCTACTATTCATATTAGAGTTTCTAGCAACTTCTCTTACTTTATTATCCACAACATATCTGAATAATTTTGTTGCCTCTTCTTCGTTATATTCGTCTTTAACTTTTTTTCTACTTAGATTTTTTAAAATAGGTTCTATTTGTTTTGAATAGACTTTCTCATCATCTTGTATCTGTTGTGCTATCTCTAAAACTTTTGTATCGTTATCTTCTTTTACAGTTTTAAATTTAGTTAGAAATTGAGATAATCTTTGTTTAAATTCATCTTTGTTCTTTTTCTTATACACGTTAGCAGCGCCAGGCATAACACCTGGTTCACCATCAGGTCCAACTCCTACTCCTGCAATATTACCAGAACCAACTGAATTTGCTGGTGCTTCTTCAGGCACACAATCTGGTACCATCTTGTCACCTTTTTTCTTCATACCAACTTGTTTATATCCATCCCAACAAGATTCAAACCAGTTCTTAAATGATTTCATTAGAATTTTATCCTCTCTATGTTATCTTCCGATACAACAATTGTATTTTGTGTATCTTCATTTATAACTTTATATAAATTTACACCAAAGTATTTGTCTATCGGTTTTTGATCTACTATATTTTCAACCACATCGCCAACTTCAGCGATAACATTATCTTCTAAATCTCTTAGTTCATCAATCATTAAGAACTTAGACTTAGGTAGATAATCATAACCAACATTTTCATTCAATGTATCATCTAATGCTATTAAGTTATTTTCTCTAAGATGTTTGTATAAATCTTTTTCTAACTCAACAGAATTTATTTCTTTTTCTTCTTTTAATAATAACCCTAAAGCGGCAGCATATGATCCTAGTTTTGATTTACCACCAGGAACTATTCCTATAAGTCTTTTTAAATTAAAAACAAATCTATGTAATAAAGTATAAGATTTCTTTTCTTCACTAGTTTTTAGTGTTTTTGCTTTTCTTATTACTTTACCTGTGTCATCGATAATGCCTAACTTATAAGCGTCATGTTTTTCCCATGGAGTTACTAATAACTTAATAACTCTATATGTAATTAAAAGGTCTATTGCTCTTCCCATTATATTTTCTCCAAACTTAATAACAGAGTCTTGTTAGTTTTCACTAATGGTAACTCCTCATCTTTTATATTATTTAAGAATATCAAAAAAGTTTTTAATAAAGGCCAAAACTCTCTTTCTATCTTAAACAGTAGCAGTGTTGAAGCTGCTTCATTTCCAAATACATTATTTAAAACTATTATATGATTAAGTATAAGTCTAGTTTTTAACTCACCTGTTGACTTAAACTTTCGAAATAAACGTTTAATATACTTAAATCGTTTTATATCTTCATAAAATTCCTGCTCTGTATCCAGATTAGGAATATTATAGTTTTTTATGGCATAAAACAGCCAATTTTTACTCGTTATCTGTGTAAACATTAGCCAAGCTCTGCATATACTCTTACAGCGCCGTTCTCTAACGTCTCATATTTTCCTTTTAATGTTAATGCTTTACCTGTTCTATGTGTTATACCATCATCATTAATATCAGAGCCGTCAGTATCTTTACCAAAACGTCCGCCGTGTTGTGTCAATTCAGTTTTAAAGTTTCCGTTTTTGCCTACTATGTTGATAGGTGATTTAAAACCGATACCAAGTCTTCCTAATTTTTCTTCTAAATCAGCAAGAGCGCCTTCGGGTTTAATATATTCTCTATCAGCAACAGCACCAACAAATGCGTTAACTCTTTGCATTATAGCAGGTTCATGTATGTTATGAACTCCTACACTACCATTCTCTACTGAGTCATGGTGTGAAGTTGTTCCAACACCCATTTGTCCACCTTCTTTAATGTGTTGTCTAAAAGTTTTCATTTCTTTTTCTCCGTTACTTCTTTTTTTAAATACTTAAATGTTATACCACCTGATAAATCTTCTTCAACTTCTTGCAATTCATAATCTTCAGAATTATCTTCTAATTGCACTCCCTCAAATTGTTTATCATTTGGTGTATTATCAGCAAGATCAGATAAAAAATTATCCGTCGAAACTGTATGTGACTTTGTAATCTTGTTTTTCACCACTACGTTCTCCCTCCTGTAATAATACTTTTTTTTCATCATCAAAATCTTTTAAAAATTTATCTACTTGTTGAATTGCACCATGAACAGCATGTAAATTGTTTTTCATACTGAACAAAGATTTTTCAAAGGTAGCAATTTTATTAGACAACTCTGAATAATCTTTTTGCAAAGTTGCCTTTTCACTTTCAAGTTTTGCCTTATCTATCATAATTAACTCCTAAAATTATACTGCTGTGTAATCATGCCCAGCAACAATGTTCCAGTTTGAAGACTTGAACATTAATGTAACAGACTGACCTAAAGCATTTAGAACTACCGAAGTATGTCCTGATAAATTAGATGGTGTTATTGTTACTGCATTTGATCCAGTTGTAATTAGGATAGTTTTAATTTGCCCATTAGTTCCGTCAGCAAGTGTAACTGTTCCTGGTGCCGAAGCAGCGTTAAGTTCAGTTATTGCCGAAGTTACATCTGCAACTTGTGATGAACTATCCATAGTTAACGATTGACTAGTTTGTGATAGTCCTAAGTAACTAGGAATGTTATTGAAAACATCTTCAGCTGCAATTTTCTTATTGATTGGTGTTCCTGATGGATCATCCACTACATGAAATAAATCTACGGATGCCAGTGAATCACCTAAATCCGTTAATTGTGTTATTTTTTTATCTGCCATTTTTATTCTCCTATAAACCCTTTCGGGAATGCTATTGTAGGTATATTCCTACATCACGTTGTTAATATATATAAGGGCCGCCAAAGCGACCCCTATGTTATTTTATTTACTACGAGTTACTTGTTAATGCAACAAGTGTCTCATGGTGTGATCTGCCTGATCTTCCACCTGTAAATGTCTTTGTTAAAACCCACCCTTGGTGAGCACCAGCTGGTACTTCACTTGAAGTGTAGTTAAATAGTGCCACGAACATATCACTAAAATATGGTAATGGAAGCGTATTATTCTCAAACAAGTCCGAAGCATTCGTACTTGTTGGCGCTTGATTTACATGTGCTGTAGCCCATAAAGGTGCTGATCCAGCAGCGTCTGTTTTTCCCCAACTTGACATATTATTCTCTCCCTTAGTTAAAGGTACTCAATTTTTGATATAAATTTATACCGTGTTTTACACTAGACTATTTATAAGATTAAAATCCTAGTCTTTTGAGTTGGGAGATTGTTTTTGATGTGTCTGTATGATAGATACCAATACCACCTGATCTAGTAAATTCATCAACGTTTTTTTGATAATCATCTATTAGGATAGCATTTTTTTTAGAAAATTGTTTTTTTTCTTTTCTTTTAACTAAATTAACTCTTTGAGGACTTGACAATCCTGTATTTCTTCTTAACCATTCTCTTTTGCCTGGTATACAGTTAGGGTCAAATTCTTCCTCAACATATGCACTTAGTATGTGTGGATTAAATTTAGAGATATAACTCCATAATTTTTGCCCTCCTGGCATCCAAGGAAGAGAAGACCAGAAATTAGGCATTTCTATAATAGGTCTCCACTTCTCTTTTGAAGAAGGGATATTCATCCATTGTTTGATTGACATTTTAGTTGCTCTTTCAGCACCTTTTTTAAAGTCTGCAAGAACACCATCCATATCACAATATATTATTTTATTCATAGTGTTTGTTTTCATACTCATATACTATCATATATGAGCGTGTTTGTCAAGCGCTATTCTGACGCACTTTTTATATTGGTTTTGTTGATGGTTCAGTATCTATTACAGCAGTTTTTTTACCTGTATCAGTTTTTGGACCTTCACCAGCCTGTATTCGAATCTCTTTAAATGTCTTTTTATTTTCTTTTACAGTATGAGTTCCTTTGTCATCACAATGGTCACATCCTTTACCTTGACATTGAGGACACTCTTTTTCTAATTCTTGTAAAGGTTTAATAACAGACTTCTCACCTTTTTTAGCAAGTTCTTTTTTCTTATCATTTATTTTTTCACCAGCATCATCTGGATTTACTGCCTCAATAGTTTGTCTTAACTTATGAGTTGGTTCAGTTCTACCCATTTTATCAACAACGATACCTTGTTTTCTTAATTCTTGTGCTTTGTTTTGAATAACTGACATAGTATCACCATAAAAGAATTTTGCCTTTTCACCTTTTTTGCCATAAGATAACATGTATGCTTTGCTTTCTCTCATATCTACTTTAAAATTGAATCCTGCTCTTTTGAGTTTTGTCATAACACTATCAGCATCATTCATATCTTTAAACTCAATAGAATTTTTATCAGCAATTATACTTGTATATCCTGGATTAGAATGACCCATATTGTTATATAACCATTTTTCTGCTTTTTTAACAGTTTGGTTATTTGCAAAGTTTAAACGAAGGAAATCAGCTTTACTTTCTTTCATATTTTTAGAAATTGCCTGTCTTTTTTTATGCAAGTATTCGTCTGATGAATCTGTATCACCATCGTTATCAAGGTCTTTATCTTTTCTATCTGTAAAATCTTTTTTAACAGCATCTTTGTTTACTGAATCAATTGCTTCACTTACAATCTTAGCAGCAATGTCTGAAATCGAACCTGGTTTATTCTCAAAGTAATTTTTTTCTGCTGTTAGTTTTACTTTTGTTTCTGGTTTTGTTATTGTTGGCTGCTCTTTAGCGATCTTTGTGGATACATCTTCTAAGCTGCCCTGTTTTGTTTCAAAATATTTTTTATCCATTGTTTTCTCCTAGTCTTTACTTCCTCTTACTTTATCAGCCAAATCTGAATCTGCTTTGCCCCAAGTTCCACTTGACTTAGTTATGAAACTATTTACTCTTGCGAAAGCCCATTGTTGAGGTGTTGTTCCTGGTCTGTGACCACCTTTCCATGCGGCCATTCCTCTATTATAAACTTGTTTTAATATTGAATATGGCATACCAGATTTTTCAGCTTTCTTTTTTAAACCTTCAATCTGTTCTAAGAATTGTTCAGAACGAGTTAATTGTTTTTCTTTTTCTTTATCTATGTCGTGCTTAAGTTTTAACTTTTGCACTTCTATTTCTTTCTGACCTAGTTCAACTTGTTGTCTATTGTCAGGATTAGATTTATCTAACTTATCTAATTCTTGTTGTGATTTTGAAATATCATCTCTAGCATCTTTAAATTTTGCTTCTGGATTTTTCTCTGATGATACTGCCTCACTCATTTTTAAATCATATGTTTTGTGAGAACCAGCATGTGCCATTGATCCAGGTTTTCTTTTTTTCAATACAGATGTTGCCATGTGAGAAACAAAGTTAATGCCATATTGACTTAGTTGTAATAACACGTCTGATGATTGTTTTTCTAAAAACTTTTTCAAGTCATTAATCTTTGAAGGTGTCATTGTTTTGATAGAAGCCCAAGACCTTTTTAATTGATCCAATCTTTGTTTTGAAACTGCCTCGTCTAGCACTTCTTCTTGCATTCCTTTTATATCAGGAGACCCATCTTTTTTCCATTTAACGTTTGCCCTTAAAGTGTCTTTCGTTACAGATATATTTCTGTTACCTTGTGATTTTAATTCTTTTGCTCTTTTATCAGCATCTGGTTGTGTTTTAAAAGGAGATGCATATCTTTTGCCATCCTGTTTAGATGTCCATCTTGCAACATAAACGGTTTGACTTTCGTTTACACTCTCCATTATTTCTTGCCAACTTGTTCTATATTTTGTCATGGTTACTTTCCCAAATTTCTAGTTTTAATTTTTGTTTTCCTCTTATTACTCTATGATACACACCCTTTTTAATATGCATCGGTTTATTTAATTCTATAAGTTGAGGCATTTCATTATCCATTTGTAAATACCATTCATCACCTTCTAAAGCAACTACCTTTCGGTCTGCTCTATCTCTATGCCAAACCATTTCCATTTCTGAATTATCGGCAGTATTGTCAATAGTTCTTATAAAATGGTTTTCTTCAATCACTATATCATCATATGGTTTACTCATAACTTACCAGAAAAAACTTCCACCACCAGATAAACCTAACTGTTTAGCATATCTTGGTGTGTTACATGCCCAATATGCAGCCGTTGTTCTATCTTTTTGTGTAGAACATTGGTGTCTAGCAGCAAAACTTTTTCTTGCCTCAGGATCATTCATCTTAACTGATAATCCTGATGTATCACCCCATGTGACCTTTTTAACTTTATCTCCATCTTTTACATAGACATAAAACTTTTTAGGTCCGCCTCGTTTTGGTTTACCTATTGGAGGATTTTTCTCATCCTCTTCATCAAGCATTGGACAATCTAAAGCAACTTCATTGCCTTCAAATAATCCAAAGGTTCCAATATCTGTATTTAAAAACTCTTTGTCTTCAACAGATAATTCAATTTTTTCTTTTTCAACTTTTTCTCTAAGTCTGTTATAAAACTCAAAGAATGCTGATGAATTATGTCTAAAAATGTTCTCACAAATAGGAACATTCATTTGTAAATGATAATCTATTGCCTCATTTACATTAGCATATTCTTTAAAACTTCTTAATTTCATATCATCTCCACCTACATCTATTTTCATTTCTGATTTAGACTTTTTGTATTTACTTTCAAAGTCTTCTTCAGGCATTGTTTTCAAATCACCTTTAACGTCTTTGACTTTTGTTGTGTAACTGTTTTCACTAGTATCCACAACTTTGTTAAACATCTTATTATATACTTCGTCTAACTTAGTTTGCCAATCTTCGCCGTATCTTTCTTTATATTTATCTATTGTTTCACTGTCACTTATCCATTCTTCAATATCTTTTAAATCAACTTTTTTATCAGCATTAACGTTGATTAAGTTGTTTTTAGGTTCACTTGGTTTGTATGATCCACCTTGAAATTTAGGGTCATAATTTTTTTGACCTGGGGTTATAGATGAAGTGTATTTTGCATAATCATGGCCTATTTCATAACTTTCAGGCAATCCAGTATCTACAAATTCATCACCTCTTTTTTGTGGTTCTTTTTCAGTTTTAAGTTCACCATACATTTGTTTGAATTTCTTTGTATGAACACTTGGTTTAGTTTTAGCAACTTTATCTGCTGGCGATTGTTTGTAAGCACTTTTATCATCATCAGATTTTTTGCCTTGTTTTTCTAAATGTCTGTCGTGTGACTTCTTCTCTTTGTCTGATAAACCAGCAACATATTTTTTAGGTTGATCTGTCTCTTTGTCGTATTTTAATTTTCTTGCCGACTCGTCTAATTCTCTAGGATAAACAGGCGATTCAATGATATTAAATAACCATGACTTATGCAATTTATTATCAACATCTTCAAGTGTTACATAGTTTGTTCCTCGTCTTACGATAACTCCTGTAACTTTATTTTCAACATCATCAACAATATCTCCTACATCATATAAATGCTCTGTTAAATACTTGTCTCTTATAATCATATTTTCTAACTCCTCTTTTGTAGAAGCAGTTATAAATGGTTTAAACTTTAATGTTCCTTCTTCTATTTCTGGATCGTTTGAAGCAGCCAATCTCATGCCTTGTCTTAATCTTTTTAGTAAACTTTCAGCGTCACTGAAAGTAGATGGCAATCCTTTTTTAAATGCCTCTAAATCATTTGATTTAGCAGCTGCTCTCATTTTACTTGCTGACATTCCTGTAGCGCCGTCAGCATCTGGATCTCTTTCTCCAGCAGAAACTATATTAATGTTATCAAAGTTATAATAACCATGTCTGCTTTTTACACCATTATACTTTTTAATAGTGGTGTCGAATTCTCTTACTCTATCTGAACCAACAACCATTGATAATTCTGTAGCACCTTTATTATAAAGATCAGTGACTATATCAAATACTCTATTTGAACCACTTACTATTATGTTTGAAGCATATCTAGGAAACATTTGTTTCATAACTTTTGACTTCTCTCTAAATGATAATGGGTTCTTATCTGAGTCTTCCGATCTACTTAAAAATATAAAGTGATTGTCTGCTCTAACTGTAAATAATTTTTGTAATAATTTTCCATGTCCTATTGTAGGTGGATTAAATCGGCCAAAGGTAAACGCTATATGTCTACCTTTGGCTTCTTTAATCTTAGATAACGATTTAAGTTCATCTGGTGTTATTTTACCATCCGACATAATTTCTTCCAAAGTTTTAAAGAATTTGAGATAATGATACTTTTCTAACATCTTATAAATCACGTTTTTAGGAAGTCGGTTTTTTACTCCAAATTTTCTTACTTCGTCTGGTGACATATCTGCTAAGAAAGCATCTTTACGATCTGTAACAGTTTTAGCACCAATATCAACTAATGTGTTAATGGAATCTTTAATCTCAGCTAACTTTTTAGAAACTAATCCTTCTAGGTTTTCTATATCGTCTTTACCTAGTTCTTTTAGTTCTTCATAATCAATCATGTCTCTTGCCAATTCACCCTTAACAACATCTATTTCAGATACTCGTTTCTGAAAATCCGCCATATATTTTTCAGGTTCAAACTTGCCTGGTTCTGGTTTTTTGATCCATTTGTTCTTATCGATATCAAAAATACCATCTGCCATCTTATTTGCCTTATCAAATATAGCAGGATCTATGATAGAAAAATAGTTTATAGGATGTTCACTGCCTGGTATTGTTTTACCATTTATTTCATATTGATGTTCTTTTATTTTTTCATGTATCTTTTCCTGTTCTTCTTTTGAACCAGGTATATCAAATAAAATATTAACATCAAGGTCAGCGTCACCTCTATATTGTTTTGTTAGTATTGATCCAATAAGACCATACTTAACTATTTTTCCAAATTTTTCAAATGACTTAATTCCGTCTAATACTTGTTTTTTAACTGAAGCTTTTAACTCTGGATTAGATGTATCTGGATTATCAAATACTGCCTTTGCATACGTTTTTCTTGGTATGTCTATAATAGACTCGTTAAATTGTTTAAAGCTTTTCATTTTCTATTTCTCTAATAATTTTTTTACTAATGTTTTCTGGTGTATCACCCTCTGCTTTAATACTTATAAAACCAGGTTTATTTCTAAAGTATTCTACAACAGGACCAGTTTCTTCTTTGTATAGTTTAATTCTATCGTTGATAACTTCTTCGGTATCATCAACTCTACCTCTTGCAAGTAATCGTTTCATTACTTCTTCTTTACTTACATCTAAAAACACAGCAACATCATGTCCGATATTTTCTCGTTCCATTTCTCTTACTTGTTTCATATATCTAGGCCATCCGTCTAATACATATCCGTCTGGACTTTCTGCAATTCTGTCTTTAATAAGTTTTAAAACCATTTCACTAGGTGCAAACTTACCTTTTGTAATTAAATCTTTAATTTGTTTTCCTATTTCTGTATTTTTCTCAACTTCTTTTCTTAACATACCACCTGGATATATGTGAGGTATGCCATATCTATCCATCAAATACTTAGTGTATGTTGATTTACCTGAACCAGGACCACCTAACATAACTATTCGTCTTTGTTGTGCCTCTTTAATATATGTTCTAAATGTTTTCATTATCCTTTTATCCAGTTCTTAGAAATATTAAAGTTAGCAGTTGAAAATTCTAATCTATCAACTAGTTTTACAGCGTTACCCATTCTATCTACGGCAACATATCCTTCTGGATTTGTAACTTCAAACCCATTATCTTTTTGTAAAAATGTTCCCATACTTTTTATTTGATTCATTTTGTTTATTAAGAAATCTTTTACTCTTTGTAATGTGACATAACTAGCAATGGCAAAATATATACCGACTTCATTTTTTTCCATAAATCTTAGTCCTTCATTTTTTATTGCTTCAAATTTATCTTTTGCATTTTGTGTTTTTCTTGCCGCTATTTCTTTGTCTAAAACACTGATGTAATATGTTCTAAATTGTGATACTAACTTACTTACATTTTCTATTGATTTTCCTCTTCTAATAAAGTCATTGAAAAATATTTTAAGTCTAGCACCAACAGAATATAAATTTTGTTGTTTACTTAATAAGTTTAATATTGGTTTGCCTTTACTTACAGAACCAAATGCCATTCTTAACATAGCATCATATCTTTCACTTTCAGCAGTTGTAAACGTAGCAACACCTGAAGCGTCTTTATATCCTGCGTCATCAAAAAATACAGATGATGTTTTTCTAAATGAACTTATGTTCACACCAAAGTTTGCTTTTAAGTCTGCCATTTTTCTACCAGTATATGTTGTATGAAATATGATACCCATTTTAGCAGAGGCAATTCTTTTACCTATTGCACTTTCTGTAGGCACAGCATATGTGATTGTATTAGGTGTAAAAGTTAAAACACTTTCACCTCTTATGTTGGCACTTTTTAATTCGTTGTTAGTGTATAAAAAGTCACCTTGAACAACACCTTTGATTCCTAATTTCTTTAATTCTACTAATGCGACTTGTAATTTTTCAGCAAGTCCACCTGTGTGATTTCTTCTAATATCAGCAGATGTATAATTTATTTTGGGAGTTACGTTGAATACTGATTTTGATCCAACAAAGAATTTGCCGTTTTCAGGATTGATTCCACAGATCACAGCAGGAGCACCGTCCCATTTTACTGAAACGTTTAATCCTCTACTTGACGATCCTATAAGCATATCTCTTAATGATTTAAGAAATGTAATGGCATTAACACCACCTTCATATCCATCATTAATGATAGAATCTTCTAAATGTTCTAAGTGAGTATTTTTAGCCTCACTTAAATATTGTTTAAAACTTTGCATGTTTCTCCCACGTTATCCATATAATATATTATATCAAATTTAGTGCTATTTGTCAAGCACTATTCCATCAACAAATACAATCTTTTTATTACTATTTATAACTAATATACTTTAGCGAATGGTCCAAAGTTATATATTTGCCCTTTCTTTTGTGCAAAATAATAACATAATGTCAGAAACCTTGTAAGGTTATTTCCTTTATTTTTACCCTCTGCCTTGTTAGATTTTAGTTTTGCTAGAATCCATACAAAATCTACCATCTGTTGCATTGAAGCATTTTTTCCATGTAGTCCTTCATGTTTATATGAGTCTGCTAAATTACTAACAAAGTCTTCTAATCGTTCTTCTTTTAATTCTGATTTATTAAACATACTATTAATAAATTTTATTTTTTCTTTCCATTCAGTTTCATACGCTTTAGTCCATTTCTCTGGTAAAAGATTTCCTTGTGGCATCTGTACATCTTCAGATACTAATTTACCTTTTACTTTTTTATTAATATGATCTACTAACCATTCTTTTAATTTATCTTTAGGTACTTTACCTAAAAACGCAGATGCCTTTCCATCAGGTAAAAATTCATAAGTGATATTTCCTATACCTGCACCAGTATTTGATTTAAATCCTAGTTTAAATCCTCCTCTATCACCATCTTTTACATAGACCTGGGAAGTTTTTGATTCAAATGCATGTGTTTTTTTATTGTAAGTACAATCAATCTCTATTCTATCAAATGCAACATCAGGTAGTTTTTGATCTTTAAATTTTGCTTGTAGATTAAACTCCTGATAATATATATTTTTACCATCTGATTTCTTTAAAGATATACCAACTATATCTTTTTTATTATATGCCATTTTTAATATAGCGTTAATTTCTCTTATTGCTTCATCTGGATTCTCAGCATATTTACTCTTGTCACCTTTACTAAATTCTTTTGCTATATCATCAAATTTTTCTACATACTCTTTTTGAATCTTAGCAGATTTTACCAACCAAATATCAGCAGGGTTCCAAGAATCTTTTTTAGAAAATAAGTTCATTTCTTTTACAACTAGGTCACTAATATATTCCATAAAAGAACCTTTTCCATCATATAGGTAAACCTGATAACTTGAATTAGGAAACTTACCTAAACCTGATATTTCGTTAAACTGTAACGTAAAGTGGGACCACCAGTCATCAAGTTTTTTTAAGTCTGGAAATATTTTTTTTATTGGAGATTTTTTATCTTCAAACATTTCAGAGAATGTTTTCCAAGTTTTGGTATCATCCCCTAATACTGCTTTGATTATTGCTAAAGTTATTTGTTCTTGTTGTTGTGTTGATATTTTAACACTTTTGGAACTGAATACAGTTTTTTCTATTTCAGTCCACCCTATCTTTTGAAATTTTGGTGAACGAGACTTTGGTTCTTTAACTTCAAATTGATGATTTTTTAACCAATCTTGTAATTTTCTAAATTTACCTTGTTTAACAAGCTGTTTAAACTGATCAAAGGTACTATTTTTAGAAATGTCAATGACATAATAATTGCCATCTTTTACTTTTACTCTACCTTTATCTGCTACAATTCTAGCAACTACTTCGCTACCGTATTGTCCGACTTTTTCATATGTGAATGTTGACATACATATATTTATGCACGACTTCGGCCTCTAGTTCTTGGCGGGGAGTTGTATTTACTTTTACCATTGTCTAATAGTTTTTCACTACTATTTCTTAAATCAAAAAATGGTGGAAACCCAAACGCTCCAAATGTCTTATTTTGATTTTGAAATTTGACAATCTCTTTTATATCTTCTTCAAAAAAAGACTCTTTGAAAACAAGTTTACTAGGCATTTCTACGGCACGCCAGATAATCTTACCTTTTAATTTTACCATTTGTGCCTTATAATATATTGATGGTTTCTTTTTTATCATACTTTAAATCCTGAAAATTTATCGTAAGGGTCAACAGGTTGAGGACCAGATGGTGTATCTATCTTCTCCTGTGACTCTTGGTTACTATCTACTATTTGTTGAGCATTGTTTTCTACATCATACAATCTCATTTTTGATCTATCAACACCAATGATAAAGGCACGATTAATAGCAGGATCATTGTAACGATTTTTCAATTGTTTAACTTTCATTTGTCCTAGTTCTTCAAGTTCTTCATTTGAGATTAGGGCAAACATAAAGTCAGCAGTTGCAGGTAGACCAAAACTTTCTGATGTATCTTCTAGTCCTACATCACTTGACATAAAACCAGTTCTAGTTGTTTGTGTAGCAGACACGATAGGAACACTGTATTGAACAGCAAGTCCTCTAAGTTCTTCAGCAATAGATTTAATCATTGTATATGAATTAATATTACCACCTTTAAATCTTGCACTTGTACATATATTCAAATAATCTATGAATACAATATCTGGTTTAAAAGATTTCTTTAAAGACAGTTCATCGAATAATGATTTGAAATGTCCACTATGAGCAGACGCAGTTGGATATTCTTTGATGATTAATTGACCATTTATCTTAGATTGCATTTTGTTGATCTTATTCTCATATAGGTCTCTTGGCATTTGATATAGATCATCAATAGTCACATCTAGTAGGTTAGCGTCAATCCTCTCGGCTATTCTCTCCTCTGCCATCTCCAGAGTGATGTATAAGACGTTTCTGCCTTGTGCCAACATTGAAGAAGCAACATGACACATAAACAACGATTTACCAACACCTGTTCCTGCAAGAGCAACATTTAAAGTTTTAGGTGGTAATCCACCTTTTGTAATACGATTGAAATAGTTTAAATCAAATCTTAGACGTTCTTCAACTTTGTGATAATAATCAAATCTAACATCTGGTTGTTTTAGATAATCATGGCCAATATGCTGATCAAAAGAAACAGCAAGAGCCTCACTAAGGATGCTCGGTATCGCCTCGGGAGTGTGTTTTTTATCTTTGCCATCTATAATCCTTATTCCTGATAATACAGCATTATATACAGCACGATCTTTACAAAATTTTTCAGTTGTATCGATCAACCACTTTGAGTCAACTTCTTCGTAAGTCAAAGTATTCAATAATGATTTTGCTTGATTATGTTCTTCTTCGGTAATTGTTTTTAAGTTTGATAACTCGATACCGATCGCCTCTTTAGTAGGAAGATTATTATATTTTCCTATAAAGGTATTTATGATATTAAACAAAGTAATTTCAACTCTATCTTTAAAATATTCTTCTTTTAAAAAAGGAACTGCCTTTCTGGCAAATTCTTCATTATGAATAAGATTAGTTAAAATTGTTTGTTCAAATTTACTTGTTGAGTTGTAGCTTTCCATTTTTTAATTGTTCCTCTATTTCATCGACTAATATATCACCGATCAACGTTCTAAATTCCTGAGATTCGGTATCAACATCTTTAGGATTTTTCTTAACAGTATATTCAAACTTTAATGGTAACTTGTCTTGTTGATTTGCTTCAGAAGCAAACATAACCTTACCATAAGTGTAAATAACACCTTCATATTTTCCTTCGCTGATTTTGATACACGAATAATCGTCAACGTCACGTTGAGCATAATGATATTTTTTCTTAGTCTTGTCCATATAGAAACTCTTTTTTAGCTACTTCATCAATCTGCTTAAGAATGTCTTTAGTAAAAAACTTTTCGGGTTCGTTATTAATTGTCTTAGCATATTGTTTTGTACCATCTGGTAACTCAATTCTTGTTGAAACAGATTTAAATATTTCATGTTTCAATGCAAGATCAAGCAACCCATAATACTTATCAAGGCCATCTTTATATGTTAATCTAACATCTATTAAAGCATTTTCTTTTGTTAACCTTGACTTGTAATTCTTACAGTGAATAATATTACCCACAATTTCTTTGCCATCTTTCTCTTTACGTTTTGAAAGATAAACAATATTAGAAGCAGCATACTTTAAACCAGAACCACCACCCATTTCTTTTTGTGGAAACATTGAACCAATAACATCATAAGTATGGTTTGTCATAATCATAGGAACTTTTGCTTTACCTAATTTCAATGTTAATACTCTAAATGCGGCCTTGACAATTTGTGATCTTGTCATGTCTCTAGTTTCTTTACCTTCTGCTGTGTCTTCCATTTCTTTTGTTGTAGATAGCATACCTAAACTATCTAATACAAACATTAAAGGTTTTCTTTTAGAAGCATCCTGTTCTAAATATTTGTCAACAACCTTTATTGATTGATGTCTAAATTCTTGTACTGTTGCAACTGGCACAACTACCATTCTTTTACTATCAATACCTCTTGCCTCAACTAATTCTTTTGTTAACGCACTTTCTGATTCAAAGTAAATTACACCTGCGTCTTTGTTCTTATCTAAAAATGCTTTTACTATTCCTAATGCAAAGAAAGTTTTACCTGTTGCAGCTTCACCAGCAATCGCTGTAATCTTATTTGATGGCATACCACCATATATAGAACCTGATAATAAAGCATTTAAAGCATGGGATCCTGTATCAATAAAACTATCTACATCACCTGCCTCAATACCCTCACTAATAAGTGTAGCGTATTCATTACCTGTTTCTTTTATTATATCTTTTAAAAAATCACTCATCTTGTTCTCCTATTATAACAAACCATTTTATACTATTAGTATAACACATTTTCTTTACTTTGTCAATATCCTTTGGGTTAAAATTATATCGTTCAAAGGGTTTACAGTTCTTGTATATTATTAATGTCAACTGGTTCACCTTCCCATTCAAATCTAAATTTAGGGTCTTTTGGTACCCATTCTTTAGGTGCCTCTTCTAAGTCTTCATTTGAAACTGTTGCCCAAATGTTATCATAAAATTCATCTGCTTCAACTCTACCTAAAGGACCAAATATCTTACCATCGACTCTATTTAATCTTTTTTGCAATAGTTCTCTATTGTATTCTAAAAGTCTTTGGTAATCCCAATATTCTTTTTTATCTTCGTAATCTATTTTTGTTATTGACATGATCATATTTATTAAAACAAGGTTGCCTTTCTACTGTGTCTAAAGTAATCTATTTTTTCTTTTGAAAAACACCAAACGTTTTCAATAAAAATACGATTCATAAATTCTGCTTTTGCTTCTTCACTTTCAAATAGTTTATCTGATTTAGGTCTTTGCATTATTCTCATACCGATTTGTCCTACAAAGTGTTCTTTTAAACTATCAACTAATTCATCACAACTAAAATATCTCTTACCTTTAATTGTTGGATCCATAATGTTTACAAACATATGTTTTGATCTCTCAAAACTTTTTTGTGCAACTGGTAAATAAAAGTCATCACGCCATTTAGCATATTCATCAAATTTAAACCATGATTGATTTTCTTCTTTTTCACCACCTTCATTATATCTTTCAGTTGAGAAATAAGGTGGACTTGTAAAGGCACAATCAATATCTTTTATTTCATCCCATGGCAAATCTTCAGCACCGCAATTATAGATAGTAACTTTTTTTTGTTTATCTTCAGGTAAAAAACTATTATAAATTTCTATCTGTTTCATGTATAGTTTATAAGTGTTAGGATTAGGATCGCAACCGATATATTCTTCAGCGTCACTAGTAAAGAAACCAGCAAGTCTATCACCCCAACCACAACTAGTATCTAATACTCTTTTTGCGTCTGTCATTTGATATATTGCTTTTGCAACATTAGGTTTAAATTGTGTTGCAATATAAGTTCCTAATCTAAATGCACTCATGTAACTTGCTTCATGCAATGCACCACCTCTTAGTTCTTGTTTGCCATCTATCATAGCAGGTTTCATACCATTGATACCACGCCATATAGGACCTAAACATCGCCATATATCTTTTGCTGTGCCGTTGTACCACACATCTAATGGTGCTTTAAATCCATAACTTGAACAATTTAATCTTAAATCTTGGTGAAAATAATTTGAAACATCATTGTAAATAGATGGTGCACCAATAACACCTAGACCATGATCTTTAAAATTATATTTTAAATCATCATATTTTTCTTTAACGTTTTTTTCTAGTTGTTCTAATGGTTTAACATATTCCCAAACATCTTGTTTTTGTAAACTCTTAAATGATTGTCTCATTATGTCATATGAGATTTGTTTTAAAGGATATACAGGCCTAACAACAGAAATATATTCTGCTAGGTCTTCTCTAAATTTCTCTTTGCCAATAGTGTTTGTTATACGCTCAAACGTAAGTTGATCCATTATAGGCAACTTGTTTTCATTTGCGTATTTTTTCAAATAATTCATACTATATTATAACACATTATTTAAATTTGTCAAGTTGATTGCCCCATGCATCCCAACCAGGTTTTTGTGTTCTAGCAAACATTTCAATATAAGGTCCCTCTAGTAAGTTCTCTATATGGTTGTACATTATATCTGGTTTTCTGCTATGTTCTCTACGTTGTTCTACGACTAGTTGTGGTACAGACTTACTTAGTCTTTTAGGTTTACCCTTTGTTGCAAGTAAACACATTTCAGGATTGCCTCTAGTCCAATATCCTAATCCTGTAAAGAAACCAGGTTTAGTTTTATTTGTCTTTGCCCATGTAAATGCAACAGTTTTATATTTAAATCCCCATGCGTTTATTACTTCAAATGCTTTATCTAATAAAGGATCAATGACCCACATTAATAAAACTGAATCATCATTTGCAATCTTATTTACTGGCAAATCTTTTATGTCCTGTAAAGACATAACGTTATAATGATTTTCAGGACTTCTATCTTTGCCCTTGTCAGAATAAGTTTTAAACGACCATGGTGGGTCGGCATATATTACGTTATACTTTTTATCGATATCCATATTGTCAATATTATAATTAAAAATGTTTTAGTATCTATTCTTGTCATTGCAAGTCTTTCACCCCAATGAAAAAATAACCAGATACTCATATAAAATAGCATCAATAGTATTATGGCATTTGTCATCCGAAAAATGCCTCCAGAGTTGCCTCATGTTCAAGTTTCCAGTTGATAGCATTTAAGATAAACTTCAATGGATCGGAAAATGTTTTTTCAAATTGAACATCATAGTCAACATACTTATGTAAATTAAATTCTTTTGGTATCTTAGTTGAAAATGCAATCACAGTATCTTTAACAGGATTAGGTAACTTCAACATTAAGAATTTTATTTTTTCACCATCTTTAATTAATGGATATTTAGATTCTAATTTATGAGTTCTTAGATAATGATTATATATTAAAGAACCTTTTACATGTATTGGTGTGCCTTTTATATACAGATTTGAAGAATCTATATACTTGTCAATATTATTACATGATCTAGGAAAGGCAATGTCTTCAGGTTTTAATTTAAAGAAATCTTTTTTAAAGTCTGCAACAAACTTAATCAAATCATCTTGCGTTGAGTTCATAATAATTTTAATTGCGTCTTTAATTTTACCTCGGCAAACCTCTGGAGTTGATGACTTAACTGCCTCAACACCCATAATCTTTAACTTAGGTGATTCAAATCTAATACCTTCTTCATCAAATACGTTCATCATGTAACGTTTTTTAGCAACCCATATACCTTTGTTTGCAATTGCCTCTCGTTTCATAATCATTTTTTGATCATACGCATTAATATATTCGGCAAGTTTTTCATAACTCTTATCAATTACTTTTTGTATTTTATCTTCAGCGGCCTTGTTAATAAAATCTACAACTTGATCAATTGATTTATCTTTACAAACTTTTTCAACTAACTTATCTAGTTTTAAGTAGATAGAATCTGTATCAGATGCCACAACATAGTTTACATTGGTTGTTTGTAATATCTTATTCATAAATGCATTTACATCACGTTCTACCCAACGAATTGCCAACTGACCACCAAGTGTGATTGCTTCTGCCTGTTTAACATCAAAGTATCTAAAGTATTGATTACCAATGGCACCATAAGCAGAGTTTAAAGAAATCTTTTTTGCCATTTGAATATTATTACATCTTGCAATCTCATTTGAATAGATAGGATCCTTTGTCTTTTGAAATTCTTTTTTTGCTTCGATCATTTTCTTTTTATAAACAACACGATCGGTATACATTTTTTCCATTAGTTCAGGCAAGAAACCTTGTTTATCTTTTTTAAACATGGCACCGTTTGGTGCAATAGTAACATCTTTATCTTTTGCAAATTTAAGATTTAGTTTTTCTGCTAAAAAGTTTTCTACACCTACCGCTCTAGGTTCTACACCAGCAAACATTTCAGGACTAATATTATATTCCATAATCAAGTGTGGATATAGTGAGTTCAAATCAAACGAACAAATCCATTCATGCAATCCTGGTTGTGGGTCTTTTACATACGCACCTTCATATTGAGTTGACTTCTCATGGTCTTCTCTTGGTGGTATTACTATATTCTTTTTTCTTAGATGATTATAGATTAATGTATCCCAACATCTTACTTGCGAATACACATCGTTATAATTTACTTTGTAATCGTATGCCATAGTTAAACACAACTCAATCAAACGCATTTTGTCTTCTAGTTTATCAACAAGTTCAACGTCTTGGATATTATATTCTACAAACTTTTGATAATCTTTTGTATAAAACTCTTTAAATGTATCGTAAGGATTTTCTAATTTCTGTTCGCCTAGTTCTACTTTACCAATGTAATCTAGTTTATAAGACTCTTGCCTTACATAGGTAAATTTTCTATACAGTTCAAAGTAATCTAATATAGAAACACCTAATATATTCCAATACTGTTTATTGTTTTGACCCATTTGAACACGATCAGCATTAACATAATTCCAAGGTGACATTTTGTTAATAGTATCATTGTCAAAAAGGTATCTCATTCTATTCATCAAATATGGCATGTCAAAAAATCTAACATTCCAACCAGTCAATATATCAGGATGATTTTTACACCAGAATTTTAGAAACTCTAATAGAAGATGTTTTTCATTTTGACATTTGATATAAGTTACATTTGATTTTTTAGCAATGAAATCACCAGTTCCCCATGTAAGAATTTGTTTGTTACTATGGTTCTTAACTGTTATACAAATAATAGTTTCTTTTGCAGTATCAGGATCGGGAAAACCGTTTTCACACTCGGTCTCTATATCAAGTGTAAATATTTTAATATAATCTTTATTCCATCTTATGTCGTCTTTATATTCGTCAGCAATATATTGATATTGATAACGATTCATTCCATAGATTTTGTATTCCGGAATAGATTTATACTCGTCATAGAAATGTTTTGCCTTTGAAATAGAATCAAATCTTTTAGGTGCCAATTGTATATTGTCTAGTGACTTATATGCCGTTTGTGTTTTGCTAGGCATAAACAAAGTTGGTCGATAATTGATTCTACTTAGATACGACTCTCCGTTGGCAACGCCTCTTATAAGAAGTTTACCTTTGTGTTCTAAAACACTTGTATAGAAAGAGCTCGCTAGATTCATATTATATTATAACACAGAAATGTAAAAAAGTCAACTAGGTAATAATTGATTTTTTAGGTGTAACAATCGCACCAGTATTTTTTTGATATGCTTCGATTATGTTTTCTGTTGGATTTGAATCACAAACAATATTTACTTTTTTGATCTTTACTATTTCATCTTTTGAATATGGCAAGTAAGAATGAAATCCTATTTGCATAGGTTGTCCTGGTTGCCCTTGCATTGGAATCAATACATAAGGTTTCTTTATGTGTTCGTATAAATCTGTTTCTTCTTCAAACGTTCCTATCACGTCCTCACCTGTTGTGAGTCTATATAATTTAATCATAATATCCTTTATTCAGTTGTTTCGTCTTTATTTATTTTCTTACCGATGTTATATTTCGCCTGTAAGTTCCATTCGCTCTTCTCTTTAAAAGCAATTATCTTTATTTGAGATAATGGTGCTTTGTTTTCTGCTTCATTAGGTTTAACGATAGAGATCAAATTCCAATCTTGTAATAAGATTGATATTGTGTTTCTTCTTTGTATATCGTTTTCAGCTAGTGTTGCTTGTTTGCCGTCTAAAGCAAATAACTCTTTGAAATGAACTATGTAATACTTTCCTTGTTTGTGTAGTATATGACAACTTTGAAATAAAGTTTTATCTTTACGACTTGCCACACCTATTCTGGAAAGTGTCTCTCTTACTTTTAGAAAATCATCGGGTTGTTTAAGGGTAACCTCTAACATACTGTCAGGCGACCATTTAAGTCCTTCACTCATTTTCTTCTCCCACCCTTATCAAGTTTTTCTTTGATAAGTTTCAATTGTTTATTATCAAGTATGTCTAAGGCCTGTTTAGCTTTGATGTTACTATAACCATAATATTCTTTTACATACTCTAAGTTTTTAGATTTAGAGGTAGATATCCACTTACCACCAAATCTTTTTCTCTTACGAATACTATTTAGTAAAAAATGAAATTGCAACCTTTTAGGAAGGCCGTGTCTTTGATTCATTTCATTTGCCATCATTATTGTATCAACGTGTTGTGATAAACAACGATTAATAATAAATGGAGCAAACTTCTTTTCCCATACTATATCATCACCATCAAGTAAGTTTATCTTAGACCAATTGATGGCATTTAAGTAATCACCTAATTTATATTCAATCATTATTAATGTTTTTCGTGTTTTTTATGTCCTTTGTGTGAACCCATATAGTAATCGCCTGGTTCATAATCCCAAACTTTACCATGATGACCTCTCACGTCAGCCCAAAACATTCTACATCTTACGATGAGTTTTCTCAAAAATGTTCTTCGTGCCATTATACTATTCCACTCCAATCTTCGTCTTCTTTTGTTTTTCTTTTGAAAGAACCTTTACCTTTCTTAGGTTTTACAACTCTTTGCTTGTATTTAGTTTGTCTCAATTCACAAGCGAATGGATTATGTTTTTTCTTGGTAGTCATTTTGAGTTTTATTTGAACTTACATTCAGCCATAATTTGGGTTAAACATGCGACCATATTGATCTCATGGTCTGCCACAAAAGCAGATTTGTATTGATAGTCAGCAATTGTTAATACAGCAGCTGGTACCGATTGTGGATGAAGTGACTTATAAAGAATATCATAGATAGCCGTAAATAAAGAAGACGGATCCTGATCTAAGTTTTGAATAACCCATTTTCTCATATCGGTAAATCGTTTTTCTTTTAACAACTTCACTAACTCTTTATTGTTAATTTCAGACAATGATACAAGTATGCCACTATCAATCTTACCTCTTACAGAATATCTTTGTAATTCATTGATCGTTCTTCTAAAGTCTGGATAGTGTCTTTGTATCAACTCGGCAAGTACCTTTTTATCATACTCGATACTTTCATCGTCAAGTATATTACCAAGTCTTTTAAGCAATGCCTGTGCTGTTTTTACTTTTTGACCATTTGTAATACGAAAATCAATAACTGTGCAACGACTATGTAACGCAGGTATGATTTTGTTTTTAAAGTTACAAGTAAAAATAAATCTACAATTCTTATGAAACGATTCCATAAAGTTTCTTAATGCAGGTTGAACTGAGTCAGGATTCATATAATCTGCCTCATCAACTATAACAACTTTATGATTTTTTGTATCGTCTAAAGATACTGTGGATGCAAAGTTTTTAATTGTCGTTCTTAATGTATCAATATGTCTACCTTCATCTGAACCATTGATTATGATATAATCACAACCTAATTCTTCACATAAGGCACGAGCAACTGTTGTCTTGCCCGTACCTGCTGTGCCTGAAAGGAGAAGATTTGGAATCTCGTTTTGATTTAAGAACTTTGAAAAAGTATTTTTTAAGTCTTCACTTAATATACAATCTTCAATACGCTTTGGTCGATATTTTTCGACCCATAAAAAGTCACTCATAATATAATATATTCCTCAATTTATTTAACCCAATTGTATATTGGATTTTTACTCATTGTATCATAAATGTTAGGATTAGTCAATAATGTGTGGCGATATTGTGTCCACTTAATACCAACTCCCCATCCTAAACGGTTTATAATTTCTTGTTTAGAAAGACTTCCTTCTTCTTTTATCCAAGAAGTCATTTCTTTTAATTTTTCACTTTTTTTAACAAGTGGTAATTTGTTATATAACTCATTTATATAATTACTCATTTGTTCTATTTCATTTTTAAAGACTAATTCAGTTTTAATATATTGTAAACTTTCTTTTGCCAATTTATTTCTTTGATCTTCATTATCTAAATAAAAATTTAATTTATCTATTAACTCATTATCATTTTTTATAAATGCACCTTCATTCCAAAGTTCTCTATAATAATCAGCATCATACATTAAATACGGAACACCATTCATCATTCCGTCTGTTGTTGCAACAGACCATCCACCATAAGTTTGTTTAGGAGAATATCCTATATAACATTCTTGTAATTTCTTATAGTAAAAATCTTTGTCTCCACTATCAGTAATAATATAATCCCTATCTGGTTTACTTGATAGAGGAACCCATACTTTAAAATCTTGTCTTTGTTTATATAACTTATCACAAACCTGTAGAAATTCTTTATAGTGTTTATAAGTATCAGGTCTATGATTAAATACAATAATTTTTTCTTTTACTTTTTTTACAGTGTTAATAATATCTTTTTTATCCACACCTAAATGTTGTACTGTTAAGATTTTATCTAATCTTTTTATTGTATCATCACTAAAAGTTTCTTTTGCTTCTTCTAAAACAAGATTCTTTTGAGATTGAGTATTTAAATAACATCTATCCATTTCTAATAGGCCTACAATGTTTTTTCTAAAACTATTCATAGGCCAGTTAGCAACTTTTTTCAAATCAAACCAATGGCAATATCCAAAGAATTTTGGAATATGTTGTGTTACATTATACAAAACATTTTTTAATTCACAGGTATGTTCTGGAAGATGTGACATTACCAAATCAAAATCAAGGTCTTTTGAACATAAAGACTTAATTGCCTTTGTATCAAAATGAACTCTCATTGTAGGAGGATGAGTCGGCAAATCTAAATACAATTGACTTACATTATCAAATTGTAAAGATGGAACTTCCTTAGGTAATATCAAATAAAACCACAAGTCGTCTCGTATAGAGTTTAAAAGAGATATTTGCTTTTTAATAACTTGTATGTAACTATCTTTTTCTAAGTCTTTACCAAATGTAATATTTGGATATACTAAAATTCTGATAGTTTTTTTGGGTTTTATTTGTTCTTCAACAAATAAACTCATCTATTTAAAATACACTATCTGCTTCTAAAGCAATCCAATATTGAACTTTTACTTGTTTGTTTATGAAATGTGCGATCTTAGCCTTAGACAATGCAACATCATATTCACCAGGAATAATTTTCATATTCTCTGCCTTGATGTAAGCAGTAAAATCAACATCTGTTTCACCAACTGTAATTGATGTTTCGTTAGAGTTATTATTTTTCTTATCTAACGCAACTAATTTGATTTTACCTTTTTCACCTATAAATGCAATATCAGGTAGACTTAGATTAGTATATAATCTTTTTACAGATTCATAATCACTATTTTTTAAAGTGAAAGAAACTGTTTGATCTGGCATGTTAATTTCTTTTTGTGGTGTAACCAAAGTTGATTTATCAGCAAATGCATATCTAGCTGATAAAGAAGTACCTTCATCATTTATTTTTAGATTAGCAGCACCGTTAAATTTAAGAACTGGTTTTTTGAATGAGTCGATTGCTCTTAGAAATTCTGGCAAATCATATACACCAAATTCTTGTTCGAACTCTTCCTCAACATCTGCCTTTGCCATGATGTTTTTCATAGTTGACATTGTTGAAATACTTTTACCTGGTTTGAAAAGTATATTGTTATTAATATCTGAAAAGTTTTTTAAGATACTAACTGTGTTATCACTTATTTTCATTATTTATTTTCTCCTTCATTATTTAATAATAGTACAATGTAATGAATTGCCTTAAGCAAGTCTTTACGATTTTTACCATTTTTTTTGCCATAACGACTAAGATATTTTATAGCGTTACCTAAACAAAAATCACTTTTAATTCCAATAGACTTTAATAAATCTAATGTCTGAATACCCTCTTTACCAGAGGAGTAATGTTGACCGTATGTTGATTTAATATAGTCTTGGACTTCTTTTAAAATTTTATCTTCACTGAATTTCATAATATTATTATATCACATTTTTTTAATTTGTCAATGGGTGACAAATCGCCACCCACATAATTATTCACCTTTATAGGCGTCTAATGTTTTTTGAAATTTACCAGCATGAGATTTTTCTGCTTTTGCAAGTGTCTCAAACCAGTCTGCAATTTCATCAAAACCTTCTTCTCTAGCAGTTCTAGCCATACCTGGATACATATCAGTGTATTCGTGTATTTCACCTTTGATTGCTGATTGAAGATTTTGCTCTGTGTTACCCATCGGTTCTCCTGTTGCAGGATCGCCAACTTCTTCAAGGTATTCTAAATGACCATGAGCATGGCCAGTTTCACCTTCAGCAGTTGATCTGAATACAGAAGCAACCTCATTCGCACCTTCAATATCTGCCTTTTGTGCAAAGTAAAGGTATCTTCTATTTGCCTCACTTTCGCCTTGAAAAGCAGCTCTTAAATTTTGTGCTGTTTTTGTATCTTTTAAATCACTCATAATATATTTCTCCTATTATGTAAATTGTTTGTTATTATACACTAAAATTTTAATTTTGTCAATAACTCAACATCATCTTTGTATATTGAAAGAATCCTATCTTTATGTTTGTTTAATAACTCTAATACTTTAGGATCCTTAAATGTTTTATTCATTTTTTTCAAAGGATTAAAGTTATATTTTTCTCTAATAGATTCAAAGTCTTCATTTATATTTTCTACTCTTAAAATTTTATCGTATTTGATATTTTTTAAATCCATCAACCAAGTTTGTGACTTAGTGTGTTCTTCTCTTTTTTCGTTACTTTCATTATCTAATATAATTAAAACTTGTAGTAGTTTGTTTTCATCTGTTTCATCGGAATTTATAACATGAAGCCATCTATTTAATTTTCTATATCTAGGATAATATTTTGAATTAAGAATCTTGTCAATAAAAAAGGAAGAAAATCTTGCAAAAGGATCTCTAACAACTGTAAACTTATAATATTCTTCTAAGTTAATATTTAAACTTTCAATTGATTTGTTTAATTCTGGTGATATGTATATCTTATGTGGAGCAAATGTCTGTTCAAAATTTACATGAAGATCAGCAGTAATCTCATAAACTAATTCTAAATTATCAGTATCATATTTTATCTCTTTTGATTCAGGAAAATTTTTAAATAAATTGTCTCTTATTGAAAGTTTTATACTACTACAACAATTTTTAGGAATTACATTGTAAATCCATTTTTCTTTTGAGTTAATAACATATGATCGTCCTTGTGTCATAATATATTATTTAGAGCGGCCAAATGGCCGCCCTATCTAGGTTTTTATTTAATGTTAATGGTTTTTAGTTTTTTAGCATCTGGAATAATTTTCTCCATTGATACTTTTAACAGGCCGTCTTTTAACTCGGCACCTTTAACTTCAACATCATCAGCAATAGTGAACGATCTTTTAAAGTATCTTTTTGAAATACCTTTATGAATCATTGCCTGATCTTTTGGTTTATCAACACCTACTGAATCGTCAACAACAGATTTAACTTTTGATTCGATAGTTAATATATTGTTCTCACTAGTGATTTCAATATCTTTTTTATTGAAACCTGCAAGAGCGATCTCAATATCGAATTGATGAGTACCTGTCTTAACTAGATTGTATGGTGGATAATTAACTGTAGGGTGATCAAACATAGATTCGAAATGATCGAACATGTCGTCAAATCCTACTGATAATGGTCTTAATTGATTGAAAATAGATAGTGCTTTTGTATTGGTCATATAACCTCCTTTTGTTAAGCAAAGTTTATTTTCTGAACCCTATAAGGCGTTCATATATTATATAATAACTATTTATATAATTTCAAGCGCCAGTTTCGTTTTTTCACGGAGTTAAACTGGCAAACATCACCGATTTCAAAGGTGCCTAAACACCTTTTCCTACACCTCTACAAGGACTTATGAACCGCCTTGTAGTAATAATATATATACAAAACACAAACGGCGTAGAAATTCTTTAAATTTTTCTTACTTTGACACCCTTAACCATACGATATCCTAGCATTTCATCGTTTTGGTGTTGTTTTTTTCTTAAAACTTTAGCACGTTCTTTTGCTTTTACACGTTTTTTTTCAGATGGTTTTTGAAAATACTGTTTATCTCTTAGTGTATTTACTATACCTTCCTTTTGAACTTTACGTTTTAGAACTCTTAGAGCCTTCTCTAAGTTTCCGCCTCTTACTTCAACATTTATACTCAACTTATTCTCCTATTATTTGTTTGTTTTTAATGAGTTAGGATGAAACACTGGTTTGTTGTCTCCACCTAAATCAAAATCGTGGTATGTATTTGGTTTATGATTATCATAATCTGGCATATCTGTTTTGCCACCAATACCTTTTTTAATTTCTTCATTTGTAAAAGCAGGTTTACCACTTCTATCTAAGCAACCCATATTATAAGCAGCACCAGGAGTAAGTTTCTGTATCTTACCACCTTTTTCTAAAAACTTTTTCATTTTTTCGTCACGCTCTTCCTGTGTCATTTTAGGTTTAGCGTTTAATTCATAGTCGTACTTTCCCATTTAAAACTCCTCAGCAATTCCTAATATTTCAGCGAAAGCAAATACAATTGCAACGCCCATTAATAGTTTATCTTCGGTTAAAAATAACCCATAACATCCACCAAGTCTTAACATACTCTTGGTCATTGATATGTAAAAATGTTTATCTCTATTGTCCTTCATATTTATTCCTTTGTTATAGTGTAATTAAAACCTGTGGAGCGTTGAACTCCACAGGTGGACTTACACTATGAATGATAGATTTTTGGTTACTGATTAGACAGTTATGTCTTCTTCACCATCCTCACTATCGTTGGTATCTTGTAATATAGCAGCGTCTTCAGCCTTCTTTTGATCATCCATGATCTGTTCAGCAGTAACGCCACTATCAACTTTTGAATATAAATCAACAAATGATTTTTTAGTATCATCGTTAAATCTATTTGTACATACTGAAATAGCCTTCATCTTATTTCTAAAGATACCATATGCCTCAGCAATATGCACTAATCGTCTAGTTGATATAATTTCATCAACACCACCATCGGTATATGTTTTTCTAATAACATCTGCCCAAGTAACTAAGTTATGAGCAAACTTGTCATCAGATTTACCAAATGATTTTAGTTTGTTTGATACAATTTTTTCTTCTATTTTAGCAGAAGGATATTGTTGTTCAAATGTAACTGGAAACCTTTCAAGGAATGCCTCGTTAAGAACATTAGTACCGATGAATTTACCATCATCACTACCTTGACCTTTAGTGTTAGCAGTTGCAATCACATTGAAACCAAGTTTAGGTTTGATAAACTTGTTAATCTTTTTAACATAGACACCAGAACCTTCTAAGATTGGTTGTAAACACATAATCTTATTTGAAGCAAGGTCGATCTCATCAAGTAAAAGAACAGCACCTCTTTCCATTGCCTCAATAACAGGACCGTTTTGCCAAACAGTTGCACCGTCTCTTAGTCTGTATCCGCCAAGTAAATCATCCTCATCAGTTTCAATAGTAATATTGACTCTGATCATTTCACGTTTTGCCTCAGCACATGCCTGAGTTACAGCAAGTGTTTTACCATTACCAGATAATCCTGTAATGAATACTGGATAAAACTTTTTAGATTTGATAATGTTTTTTACATCACCAAAGTTACCAAAGGTAACAAAGTCATTATCTTTTTGAGGAACTACATTGTCTGTTAGGGAGCTAACAATGTAAGCAGCCTTAGTATCAGGTTTAGATTCAACCTTTTTACTCTTTACATGATGTTCCATAGAACCTTGACATGTTGGTTCAGCATATTCTTCAATACTACCATCAACAGGTAACTTATATAACTGTTTACCAACTTTGAATTCAGGTTTTTTAACTAACCATTGTGGTGCATACTTGCAACCAAAATGAGCATTAGCATCTTTTAATTCTGAAATTGTCAATTCTACTTTTTTGTATTTCTTAAAAGCATAATTAACAAATTCTTTTTGTTTTTTATTTAAGTCAACTTTTTTCATAGTGTTTTTTCCTTTTTTTTTATTTGTTTATAGTACTATCCTATCATAAAATCGTATGAAAGTCAAGCACTTATTTTATATTGATTTACTTAATAAATAGTGTGACATATTTGCAACACTCATGTTTTTTAAGCGATTCTCTTTATAAAATTCTGTAATAAGATTCGACTCGTCAATCTTTTTTTCATACCAGACATAAACATTTTTTTCAATGTTCTCTTATCAGTTGTCTCAACATTAGACATATCAGTATTTACAACTTTAGTATCTGCCTTAACATAAAAATAAACATCATAAGCAGTTGTATAGTCTGGCACAAATTTATCTTTAGTAAACATCCTTTTAAATGTTTCTGTTTGTTTATAGTTAAGACTTATTGGCAGGTTCCATTGTAACTCTCTAAACTTATCTGCCAAAAAGAAACCAACAGTTTGTAAATCATATTTTTTCTTTAAGTAACCAATCAAAGTATTTGTTAAACATTCTTTGTCTCTACTATAATCAGATACAGGAACATATTTGTTATGCAATTTAAGATAAGTTTTACCATACATACCATCACCATTGCCTCTAAGTGAATTAGAAGCACCGTCTGTTAATGTAACAAGAGCAAGTTTTTCTACTTTATAATCATTCTTAAACTTTTTAATGATTGTATCCATAGCAATCAACGACTCGTTTAAAGGAGTTGATGATAGGTAATATTCATGTGGAATACTTGGAACTCTCTCATGGTTATAATATGATCTGTATCCAGAAAAATACTTAGCAGATCGGTGTAACAATTCACATACTCTAGTAAAATCAACTTTACTTTGATTGTGTGAGAATAACTGTACTAATCTTGTAGTTTGATCTGCCTGTAAAGTTGTATTAGTAATTTTAAAAGGATTACTATTATCTGTTTTATCAGGATTCATAAATGAATATACTGAAAAAGGTATGTTGATCTTTTTACAAAACATAACTAAGTTTAGCAATTGTTCAACAGTTGGCAATAAGTTTTTTGCCATAGAACCAGACCAATCAAGTAATAAAATCATACCATGATTTTTTTGATTAGGAACAGTAGTAATTTTTTTGAAAATATCTTCAGCAAATTTATAAGTATGTAATTTTAAAGGATCAACAATACCTGTTTTATCTTGTGAAGCACGAGCATATAACTTAGCATTTTTTTTCATTTCAAATTCTTTAACTAGATAATTTACAACTGAACTAGATTCTTTCATAAATTTTTTAGTTTCTTCCTTTGCATTAGTTAATAATGCCTTGTCATAAGAATCTAACTTAGAGTCATGTATGTAATGATCTCTAATATACTTAGAATAAGGAATGATAATATTTTTAAGATTAACGGATGGAAGAGTTGAATATACTCTATCCTCTTGTTTATCATCAGACATATCCTTTCTAGCATTATCGTATGCCTCATTAGTCAATGATCTAATTTCTAAATCACCGCCAGCACCATTTGAAAATGATTGATCTTTTTCTTTTTTAACTTCTTCATCACTTTCACCTTCTTGTTTTTCTACCCACTGATCTAATTTTTGATCAGCAGACATAGAGTCTTGTTCGGTTTCAGTTTCTTCATCTTTAGATTTTTCTTTTGATATTTCAAACGACTTAGTTAATTCAGGTTGTTTTTTCAATTCTTCTTTACAGTGACCTAAGATTTCTTCAGCAAGTTTTAAAACTTCATCAAATGATTTACAGTTATCAACTGCCTCAACGAATTTGTTTTCTTTAGATGTAAATTTAATATCTAAATTTTTAGAAGATTTAAACCATAGATTGATTTTATCAATTAATGTATAATCTTTGTTAATATCTTTGTCTTTAGTACCGAAGAAGTTATCAGCATATAACTTTTTAAAACCTTCAATATAATCAACAGTTAAACCTGGATATTTACTTTGAATAAGTTTATCAATTCTAGCATCTTCAATAACATTAACAAATGATCTAAATTCTTTTGATCTATCAGACATAGATTTCCATGATTCAGATGGTGTATGTAAAGCATGAGATACCTCATGGCCGATCAACATATCATAAACATGTTTTGATTTGTGTTCTTCTTTAAATATTGGGATAGTTAATATTCTATTCGCAACATCAAATGAAGCAGTTTGTGTAGCATTTTCTTGTACTTCAATATTTTCAGTAGCAAGTAGTTTAGCAAGTGTACTTTTATTTTCAATAGTGTTTTTCATATTCATAGTATTTGTTTTCATATTCAGTAAGTATATAGGAAAACAATCAAAAAGTCAATAGACCTAGAGCTTTTTTTTGCTTTTATTTTTGTTGATTTTACTAGGTTTTTTAAGGGTGTGCCAATTTGCACAGGAGAACAAAAAGAGAACACTTGATTTTTTACTTGGTTCCGATGAATATTGGTTCGAATTTT